GCAAATATATCAAATAGATAAAACCCGACCTAAACAGTCGGGTTTTGGCTCGCGCATTTTGTGTCAACGCCATGTCAACGTTTGACGAGTGGTGCGTGGCAAGCCGTCATTGCCTTTGACGATGATACAGCCGAAGCATTGGTCTACGCTGTCACATATGGCGGTGCAGACTGGACCATGCGCGGCCGCGAGCGAAGCCGGTGACGATGCAGTTTCGGCTCAAACCCCCACCGGGGGCGTGTCCGGTTCGCTGCTGAGCAGCACTCCCGAAAGCGGGCTTTTTTGCGCAATACAGAAAACTCAGTTAGGTGTTTTGAACAGCCGCTGATACCTTCGAAAATAGCGCATGCCGAAGTTCGATCTGTGACCCGGCTAGGCGGGTATGCCTTGTGCGGAAGCGCTCAATCGCTTCAATCGTGGCCAGCGGTGTAGGTCCCTCAGAGAGCGCGAGCGGGACATGGCCGCCGATGGCGTCGGCAATCCGTGAAGTGGCGAAGGACACGTCGCCGTCGAGCACGTAACCGAGCATGCACCCCACAGGCAGCTGCTCTGCATATTGCTCCGTGAGAAAACGCATCATGCCTTGAGTGACGTACACGGTAGCCAGGGAACTGCGGCTTCCACCGTTGATCACGTTGAGCCGTTTGCACTCATAGGCTAGGTATCGCTGCCGATCCCAGTCGAAGAGCACGGCGATGTCGATGATGCCCTTGCTGTATTTCGACCCGTCGGCGGCAAGGCCGAACGGTTCGAACTGGTATTCGACCCAATGGCACAACCGACGCACCACGACGTCCTTGGCTAGGCAATCGACAAGGTTGATGGTGATATCATCCTCCCCTGGCTGATCGGGAAGAACCGCCATGCACGCTGGCCACGCTGCCGCGATCCTCTCCAGGAAGCGATCATCAAATGAAACGAAGTTGTCGACCCATCCCTGCACATCGCCGATCAGCATCAATCCGCGCCCCGCTGTTGGGACAAAGCGGCTGCCTGCTGGAGGTCGAGCGCTATTCCATCTGCATCGGCGAGCGCGGTGGAACGCAGCCAGAAGCGCATCTGCATAGGCTTTATAAGGTAGAGACAGTCACCGACAAAAACGCGCAAGTCCGGCATGAGCTGGAAGTTGCCGTCGAGAGGTCTGTGGATATGGGCTGCAAGTTGCTCAAGTACGTCGCTGAGCTCGCCTGCCACATCTTCTGCATAGTCTTCATGGCCGCCCAGCTGAAGGCGAAGGATCGCGAGGTCAGCGCCGCGCGCGACAAGGCGCGCATCAATCTTTTTGCCTTTGAACCAGTCCGTGAGGCTGGCCGACAATGTGCGCGCGTATTGAGCGCGTTGCGTTTCGTCAGGCGCGCCCCAGAGTTTCGGGAATTGGCCCTCATGGGGCTGAAGCGCAGGAAGGATCACCTCAACGGTATCGTCGATCAGCGCGATTTCATCGTGCGACAAGCAGAAGTATTGGTACGCGAGCCGATCGATCGACCGCAGGATCTCGCCGTCGTCGACCTGCATCGAGAACGGCTTGGTGGAGCGTGCGCGTGCTTCGTCCACAATCGAGATCAGCTCAAGGGCGGCTTGGGCGGCTGCGGCATGATCGGGGACATCGTCGGGTGATGGAAATGGCAATCGTAGCAGGTCGGCCTGCTGGACTTCGGGTCGATCCGACCCGAACGAAGCTGTGCCATGAAACGCGTACCAGACGGCCACGCGACTATTGAGTATTGCGGTCAGGAGCTTCGCACGGTCACTCTGTCCCTCCGGCACCACGATCGCCTGAAAGATATGCTGGAAAGTCAGCGGCTGATTGCAATAGGCGGCCCGAAGACGATTCTGTGACGTCTCGACCCCGCGGGGGATAAGAATGCGCGAGCGATCGAACCCGGCCTCGAATCCGCGACGACGAACCCTCGACGATGCAGCCGGTAGCAAGCCATCCACGGTCTGAGCCAGACGTGAATAGGCTGCAATGGGTAGGTCCGGCAGTCGGCCGACATAAGTGCTTTCGAGTGGAGGCGCATCGCTATCGCTGTCTTCATTGAAGGGCTGATAGCCTTGCCCGATGACCCATCGATCGCCCAGCTCTTCGCGGCGACGGCTTAGGCCCCCAAAATCATTGACGAAGGCCTCTAGCTTGGGGAATCTTGCGAGGTAACCGAATAGCTTAGCGTCTGGCTCCCGCATCCAAAGGCGCTGCTTGAAGATGAGCGGATTATCGAGAACCGCGCCCACCCCGAGCGAGGCCTTGTCCGCGCTGCTCAGCGTGATGACGCGCTTGATGCGCAGATTAAGATCGGCCTTTGGCGCCCAGTAGTCGAAGCGATAGGGAAAATTATCCGTATTCGCGCTGCCGTAGATGATCAGGGCTGCGGGGCGATGGGCTTTCTCGAAAAGCTGAAAGCGAAGGTCGGCGAAGTTGATGACGCGGCGGACCCGGGATTTTCGGAAGAAGGCATCACGCGCTTCGACCGTTTTTTGGGCGTGGTTGTGCAAAAATCCCATCGCAGGCAGCAGGAACGCGATCAGCCCGCCGTCGGCGAGATGCGACAGGGCCTTCCAGCTGAATGCCCAGGCGTCCTCGCCACCGGGCATGGGATGGCCCGCATTTTTGCTCCAACGCACGGACGAACGCGCTGGACCGCGTCGGCTGGTCCATGGCGGATTTCCGATGATGACCTCGTATCGAGCGCCATCGGGCGGCACTTCGAAAAAATCGCGGCAAACGAGCGTCTTGCCCCAGAGTTCCGGCAGGAGTTTCCCCCGGGTAATCAGCTTACGGATGTCGCGTGGCGATACCTCCTCGAGCAAGGCGACGTAGAGCGAGAACACCGCGACCCGAACGGCGCCGCCATTCAGATCCCAGCCATGGATTTGGCTCAGCAAGGACAGCAACGTTTTCCAGGAAAGCGTCTGCGTATTGTGTTTGGCGCGCCAATGTTCGCAGAGCCGCTGGAACGAGCGGACGAGGAAAACGCCTGAACCGCAGGCGGGGTCGAGGAAGTTTCCGGTCGTCCGTGTCGCGTCCGGCAACATCTCCCAAGCTTGGGAAACGACGGTGTCGGCGAGGAACATGGGCGTGTAATAGGCACCGCTGGCGCGGCGTTCGGCCTCGCGTTCACCCAAGAACCGATCGTAGACGGCGCTGACGAGCTCAATCGGGATATAGCGAAAGTCATAGCCCCAGAAACGCTGCTGACCTGAAAGCGCCATCTCATCGCGACCCGCCCGGAACTGCGCCAGGGTCGCTAAATGGGCGGACGTGACTTCTGGCGTCTCGCCCATTTGCTCAAACGAGCAAGGCGCAACAAACAGATCGCCATTGAAATCCGCATGGAGCGTTCGAAAGAAGGACCGGAAGAGATGGACGTCCCCCGTTTCCAGTAACGCCGAGAAGCTGTCGGCAATCTTGTCGGAGACGCCCGCAAAATAGGCAGGCGTTACAATTTTCCGGTCTTCAAGATACGCGATAAACATCGTCTGTATAAGCAGGGCTTGCGCTGCATCTGGCGCAAGCGCGGCCTTCTGCAGGAGGTCGTGGGAGACATTCAAATTGTCGAGGAGAACCTGATCGATGCGTTCTTTCGCCGGGAAGTATTCGCCGTAGTCCTTCCAGAGACGTCCGGATTCCGCGCCGTAAATAAGATTCTGAAATCTCAGCACTTCGGTGGTCAAGCTAAGGCTATCGATAAGGCAGCGGGTCTCGAAGGCGTCGCCTGGATCGCTCAGCGGAGTACGGGCAAGCGAAAACGCTCTGAGCGTATCTTCGGCGATGACCAACAACAGACTCGCCAGACCCTGATTCCACAGTGCGCCGTGAAGGTCGATTATTTTGGCACGGTCATATTGATCGGCTTCAAGGATCGCGACAGTTGGGACGCCTTGGACGCAGAAGATCGCTGAAACGCCCATTTCGGTGAGGGCGGCTCGGATGGCCGGCGCATGCGGCACGTCGCTGACGGTCTCGGCGGACTCGTAGAGTTCGGGCGAGCGCCTATGTGTAAGGCCCAAGCGGTCTTTCCACTCCGGTGCCAACCTGGATGTCAGGGTAGTTGTCATGCCCGCTTACCGCGGCGTTCCGATTGCATGGGCAAGGAGGTGGGGGGGAACTGCAGATGGCCCTGCACCTGATCGACTTCCGTCGCTGTAAGCGTCGAGCGCAGCCGCGCTATGATGGGTGCGCATGGCACGCAGAGAGTTGAGACGTCCAGTGAGCGGCGGTGGACGAAGCTTACGTCGACTAGCCGGAAGCTGTCGGCATCGATCAAGGCCACGCAGTCTTCAAGCGAGAGCCAAGACCTTCCCCGGCACTCCTTGAAGAGCTGATCGAAACGGTCGCCCACTGTTCCCACGCGCATACCGAAATCCCTGATCAACTCAGCCATGATCGCCATAGAGACGACTTCACCAGGCGTGAAGCTCGGCGCATGACCTTTGTGCGCAGCCAAGGCCGGGATGGCTTCCCGCCAAGTTCGAAAAGCGTCCACCGAAATGGACAGCAGCTCACGAATCTGGCTCTGAGTGTAACGCATGATACCTTCTTAGCCGGGAATATTCCCCGTATCAATCCGGGGTCGGCCCCGTGTTTATATTTGGTTTGTTCAATTTCTTTGTGCCAAAGGTTCTAAGTAGGCGCTCCGCTCGACATATTTGAGCGACCAAGAAGAGTAACTAAGCTGCTCGCTGTGGGGTGCGCGCGGGTCGGCCTCTGCAAGGCGACGGCTTGTGCACTATCCGGCAGTGGGGGAAGTTCCCTGCAGCTCCTTTAAACCGTAAACCTGTGAAACGGGCCGGGCATGGCCCTGCAGTCAAGGCGTCAGGCGTTTCCTGCTGGCTATTTGCCCGGCCCGGCTTTCACCGACACGCCCGCGCCTGATCGCGAATTACGGCGTAATCGCTGAGCATCCGAACGACCATCGCACTATCCGGCAGCGCATCCACTTCGTCGGCAACACGGGCCTGTTCGACCGGGCTGTATTCGACGACAGACGGGCACGGGGCCTGCCCTTCAAAACCGGCCATCGCGCATGCGCTGAGCCAGAGCATCGCGATCAGCGGGGCGGTGGCTGGCGGCGTCCAGCATCTGGCGTTGGATTTCATGGGTTCTCTCCGATGTTGAAAGACGCTCGGCCAACCGCCCGGCGCGCTCACCGGCGCGGCGGAGGTTCAGCAGGAACAGGGCGATGGTGAGGGCGGCCAGCAGGAGGCCCAGCGCTTTGCGCGCCGGGCCGCTTGCGAGGATGGCGGTGATCCAGCCCATCACCGCTGGCCCCGCTTCCAGTCGTCGATCCGGGCGTGGATGGCGACGGCGATGCCGATCAACGCCACGGCGATGAAGACCCAGCGCAGGGTGTCAAGGTAGGGCACTAGGGGAAGGATCGCCGATTGGGTTTCCGCTAGGACCTCCTGCGCCACCTCGACACCCGCGGCACCGACGGTCGCGATACCTGCTGCCCCACCGCCCTTAAGTGTGCGGCTGTCGGCCAAGACTTCACGGGCAGGGGGGATTTCCGACACGAAGGATGTGGCACGAACTGGGAAGGGTTCGCCCCAGGACCGTGCGGGGCCAAGATCGATGTGCATGAAACCCGACCGGGGATAATACCCGAAGCCCAGAAAGCCCACCGCCCGCGCGGACGCTTCAAACGGCACCGGGTCGTGGTTCGACATGGCGATGTCAAACGCCGTGCCCAGCATGTGCTTGGACGCAGGTGCCCCGCCGACAGCGCGGTTGTGGCTAGGGCTGCGATAGGCCGAGCGGACGATCATCGGCTTGCCGAGGCGATTGCGCAAGGATTGCAGCTTGTCCAGCGCTTCGGTGTTGATCTTGATGGCCCCGGTGCCGCGGCAGGCGATTTCCGCCGGGGAAAAGCTGGGCCAGCGCCAAGCACTTTCAGGCACGTCGCGGTAGTGGGCATAGGTCGTGGTGGGCATGATGGTCTCCAGAAATGCAAAACCCGCCTCTGGGGCGGGTCGGGTGGGTCAACAGGGTGGTGGATTGTTTGTCAGTCGCTGCGACCGTGCTGGAAGGCCTCAAACATCACATTGCGCATGGTGCGGATGTCGGTCTCGATGCGTTCAAGCCGGTCGGCATCGGCCTTGCGGTCCTCGGCGCGCTGCCGGTCTACACGGTCGCGCTCGGCGACAAGCTCGCGGTCGAGCCGCGCCAGCATCGCGTCATTGGTGAAGGCGCGGCGCGTGACGGCAGCGAGGAGCGCAATGAACCCGCCGATCAGCGCGGTGATGGCTGCGGTCAGGCCATTGTCACGGAAGGCCTGGCCGACCTCGTGGAGGATGGTGGTGCGTTCGGTCATGGGATGTCCTTCAGTAGTCGGTTTCGAGATAGAGGCCCGCGCAGTCGTAGGCGACGGCAGCCGCAGTGGCGCCGTTGTTCAGGTAGAAGCGGGGCGAGAGGAACTGGGTGTTGGCAGGCAGATCGGCGATGATCTCTTCCTCGAAGATCGCGCCGCTCACCTCGCCGACCACCCGCACCCAGACGGAACTGCCGTTCGGCGGAGTGGCGATGTACAGCGTCAGCACACCGCCGGTACCGATGGCGAAGGATGCGCCCATGTCGGTCAGGGTCGGTGCGCCGGTGCCGTCGTTAGCCACCAGCTGCCAGTTGGCATGCGTCCCGCGCTGGAACCCGATCCCGATGCAATTCAGCACGGTGGCCAGCGTCAGCGTCGTGGCCAGCGCTGCGGTGGAGCCATAGAGGCCGAAGAACCCCATGCCCGTCGCCTGCAGCGTCGCCAGGGAAATCCGGGAGACGAAGGTCCAACCGCCAAGACCAGCCGCATTGCCGCGCCAGCAGGCCCAGCCCGCAGAGCGCTGTTCTGCCGCTGCACTGGCCGTGATGGCCGAGGTCAGGCGCCATCGCCGCATGGAAGCGGCGAGGTTGGTAGCGGCAAGGGTGGGCGTGGACACGGTGCCGACCGAGGTGATCGGCAGGCCCTCCGTGGTGATGACGGTGCTGACCGACGGCGACCAGTTTGCAATGCGGTTCACCCCGAAATGCGGCTGCAAGGGGAAGTCCCGCCCCGAGGGCCGCATCACATCGACCCAAGGGGCCCCCGCCCGGTTGCGGGCATAGACGGCAATCTTGCCTGTTGGGGGCGCAGCGGGTACTGACGCAAGACCGGGCAAGATCGTCGGCTGCGGCAACTCCACTTGGCCGTTGGTGCTGTCGATCCGGATCGCCTCGTAAAAGGTCGAGCCATCCGGACTGACCTTGAAGCTGAAGTCGTCGTTGCCCAGTAGCCCGATCAGCGCCCGTGCAGAGAACCCGGTCTTGAAGGCAAAGGCGGCGTCGTTACCAGCTACCGCCTTGTTGACCGTCACTTCGATCCCGGCCCCCGCGTTGTTGAGCAGGAGCGCCGGGGTGTTGACCGAAACCCGGTTGTAGCTGTCCGCCGTGGCACCGCCGAGGCCGAGAAGCTGGGCAGTGAGGTTGGCCTGGGGCATACCCACCTGCGTCACCGCATTGGCGAATGTGACGGTGGGCGTGTTGACCACCGTCGTTCCGCCAGCGCCAGCGGTTGCGGACCCGATATTCACTACGGTGGTCGAACCGGATGCGCCGCCGGTGCCAAGGTTCACGGTCTTGGTGACGCCAGTGGTCGTGGCTCCGGTGCCCATACCGTAGGTGGCGGTCGTCGTCGCCGTGCCAATGGTTGCCGCCGCCGCCGACACGGTGACTGTACCTGAGGCGGTCAATGTGCCGGAGAAGGTCTTGTTGCCGCTGAAGGTCTGCGTGCCAGCAAGGATTGCCAGTTCGGATGATGTGTTCGGCAGCGTGAAGGTTCGTGTCGTACCGGTGCTGATGCCCGACAGCGAGAACAGCGCCTTCTTCGTCGGGTCGGCGTCGTTCACCAGGCTGAAGACGGCATCCGACACATCGACCGGTTCGCCGACAAGATCCCAAGCCGACCCATTCCAGACGACAAAGGCCGCCTCATCCGCAATCCACGCCAGCCAACCCGGGCGCGGGACCAGGCGCAGCCAGACGCCATCGACCCAAAAGGCGACGTTCAGATCCCAACCCGCCCAGAGGCCGGTCGCGCCGGAGGCCACGATGTATCGGTCACCGTCTGTCGGGCTGGCGGGCGGGGCTGTCAGATCCCGGTCCAGCACCGAAAGCTGGACCATGGCATCCAGCAGCCGCAGCGCCTCGTTGTGGGTGACATGTTTCTGCCCCTGCGATGCCAAGATGTAAGGCAGCAGGAGGTGGGTGGTGATGTCGGACATGATCCTGCTTTCAAAAGGTGAGCGTGACGGCGCGCCCAGCGCCCCGACCGATCAGGGCCGAGAGCTGGTAGATGCAGATGGAAAGGGATTGGCCGGGGCCGAGTGCTGCGCCCCAGTCGGCGATCTGCTGGGCGGCCGTGTAGAGGACGCTCGTCGTGCTGGCTGTCAGAGTGCGTTTGACAATGGCGCCGTCGAGGATTTCCACCGTATAGGCTTCGCTGTCCTCGGCCAGCGGCACCTCTGCAGCCTCCCAGCTGTCGGCCGCCAAGGCTCGTGAACGCCGGATCCACCGGATCGTCAGATCGCCGGGGCTGCGGGCCGTCCGCCATGGCTGTTCGACCTGACCCACAGAAAACGGCCGCAGCCCGACCCCTATCGGGGTGAAGGTCCTGGCGGCGTAGCTTGCGTCGCTGACCGGCCGCGAGGCCGGGCCAACGCGCCAGTTCCACGGCAGGCCGATGTCGGCTTGTGCCAACTGCAGTGGTGCAATCGTCGTGTCGAGGATCACTACGCGTGCACCTGAAAGCGCGGGGTTGCCCATGGCGAGTTCCGTGCCGCGCTGGCCTCGCAGCAGCCGGGTCAGCCGATAGCGTCCGGGCGCGATCAGCTCTGCTATTCCGGCCTGGACGATCTCCCATTGGCCGGGTGCGGCCTCCAACGCCAGCACATTGGCCCCGGCGAACAGGGCGAGATCGGTCACGCTTTGCAGTGCGCCGCTGGCGAGGTCGATCACCAGCGCATTGCCCAAATCGAAGCGCGACACTGGCCCGGCGTAGAAATCCGCTGCCAGCGTGCCGATCTTGGCCCTCTGGCCGAACGTGGTCAGCAGGGTGAAGCCATCCAGCGCCGGGCTGCGGAACACCGCCATCTCGCCGGGCCACGGCTGGGCATCGGCGGCGATCAACGGTTGATGGGCCGGGATGCTGTCGCTGAGCTGCGGCAGGTCGAGAAACAGCACTTCCGGCACGCCGAAGGTGACCGGACGGGCTACCGTGGCCGCCCGTGCTGCGCCCGGCGGCAGGTCGTAGACCGCGCGATCCTGACGCCGCGCTTCGATGCTGCGTGCGCCTGCATCCCCCACCGAGATCAGCCGGAACTCAGTCAGCCGCGCGTCGTGGTCGAGATGGATCACGTCGCAAGGATCGAGCGCCAGCCGGGAGGGCGGCAGTTTGAACACGGCACTTTCGCGGCCCGTCCATGTTTCCATCAAGGCCCGGCGACAACGGCGCTCGGCCTCCTCTGGCGGCACTGCCACCGCGAAGGACTCCGAGGCGATGCGGGCCGCGGTCACGGTGATGCGCTGCGCTTCGACGATGACCGCGTCGTAATCCTCGTCGGCGCGCGCCAACTGCCACTTCAGCGCCTGCGGAAGTTCGGTTTCCTGCGCGCGGGTCAGTTCCATCACGTCGCCCGAGCCAGAGGCGGCTACCATACCGTCGGGTGTGATCGTCGCGACGGCTCCTTGGCCGCGCATCAGAAAGCGGATCATGCCTTCGCTCTCGACCGCATCGAAGCCGAAGTGCTGCGCCAGCATGCTGATCGAGGCGCGCGGACTTTCCAGCGCGGTGATGACATAGCCTTCGACGGCACCCCAAAGGCCGGAGACATCCATCCGGTCCTCCGCCAGCCCGGCGCGCAGGCAGAGGCGGCGCACAAGGGCGGCGAGCGAGACAGCCCCGAGCCTCCCGGTCAGCCAATGGCCCAGCCGCCAGTTCGGCCCGTCCGACCAGATGTCGCTCGCCTGCGGAAAAAACGGATAGGGGCGCGCATCCCAGGTCCAGGCGGCGCAGTCGGCGACGTTGACCATCGAGGCACCATAAACCGCCGATACCGGGTTGTTCGCTGTGGCGCCCCAGAACAGATGCGTTGCCTCGAGGTAGGCGCGCTGGATCGCATCATCCCGCCAGCCCCGCGAGTGGTAGGGCACCTGGCTTTCCGACGACTTCGGATCGAAGAACACGTTCGGCTGGTTGGTGCCACGATCCACGGCCGGGCAGCCCAGTTCGGTGAACCAGAAGGGCTTTGACTGCGGCACCCAAGCCGTGGCGGCACCGCTTTCCACCCCGCCCGGGCGGTTGAAGTGCGGGTTGCTCCACCAGGCATGCAGATCCTTGAACCGGAACACCCACGGCTTGGCCACGCCGCCGTCGGTGATCGGCGTCCGGGTCTGGCTGTCGCGGTCGGTCGGGCTGGCGTAGAACCAGTCGAAGCCTTCGCCCCCCGCGATGTTGGATTGCTGATAGGCCCGGTCGTAGATTGCAGGCGCAAGGGTGGCGTCAGCATGGTCGAAGCCATCGCGCCAATCGGAGATTGGCATGTAGTTGTCGATGCCGATGAAGTCGATGTTGGCATCGGACCAGAGCGGGTCGAGGTGGAAATACACATCGCCCGACCCATCGCCCGGATGGTGGCCGAAGTATTCCGACCAGTCGCCCGCGTAGCCGATCTTCGTGCCCGGCCCAAGAACGGCGCGCACGTCGGCCGCCAGCGCCTTCAGCGCGGTGACCGCCGGATAGGTGCTGGCACCGTTCCGGATCGTCGTGAGACCGATCATCTCGGAGCCGATCAGGAAGGCATCGACCCCGCCCGCTGCCGCACAGAGGTGGGCATAGTGCAGAATCATTCGGCGAATACCCCAATCCGTGCCGCCGGTCCAAGTGACCGAGGTGCCGGAAACCGCGAAGTTTGCGGGCGTGGCGTTGCCGAAAAAGGCTGAGACCTGCGCGGCGGCTGTGCCGGTCTTGTCGACCGACCCCACAAAATCCGCAGCAGGCGAGCAGGTGATCCTTCCCCGCCACGGCAAGGCGGCCTGCCCGACACCAGCCGCGTTGTCGGAATACGGGTTCGGCAGCACGTTGTCGGGCGGCACATCCATCATCAGGAACGGATAAAACGTCACCCGCAGCCCGCGCGCCTTTATCGACTGAATGGCTTGCACCACCGAGAAATCGGCCGGGGTGCCACCATAGACCGGCTTGCCGTCGATCTGACTGATTACCGGGGCGGCGGCCCGCGCCACGCCGTCCACCGACCACGATGGCACCGTGGTCTTGGCCGCGACCTCGACCTTTGGCCGCACAGTGCAGTGGCCCGCGCGCAGATCGTCGCCGAACCAAGCCACCACCAGGCTGACACTGGCCACGGCCGGAGCCAGCGCCTCCAGTCGGTCGAGCGACACCTCCAGATCGGGCGTGTCCGCGATGGCATTGACGTTCTCGGCGGTACTCGTGCCTACATCGGTCTTGGTCACCACATCGGTGGCATAGGCGAACTCGCCGGAAGCCGGGATCATGGTCACCGCCTGCACCAGCCCCTCGGCGGTGTCGGGATCGGGAAGGGGCGCGAAGACCTCGAACGACAGTTGCGGCAGGCGGTTGCCAAAGGCGGTCAGCGCGAGGTTCTCGAACACGACATAGGCGAGGCCGCGATAGGCCGGGGTGCTGGTGGCACCCATCTTGGCCGCGATGAACGGGTCGGCGGTCTGCGCCTCGGAGCCGGAATACCAGCGCCAGGTCACGCCAGTCAGGTCCATCGGGCTGCCATCCGCCCAAATTCGCCCGATGCCGGTGATCGGCGCTTCGGTCAGTCCCACCGCAAAGGAGGCGGAATAGAGGTATTCGGTGGTGGTGACCTTCGGCCCGCCGCCCTTGCCGCCCGAGCTTGAAGTGTTCACCTCTTCCAGAAAGTCGGTCGCCCAGATGATGTTGCCGCCGAGCCGCATCCGGCCATAAAGGCGCGGGATCACGGTGCCTTCGGTGGCAGACGTGATGCGCAGGCTGTCGAGCCGCGTGCCCTCGATGCGCTGGCCGGGCGACAATGATGCCACCAGCGCGGAATCGATCACCGATCCGATGGAGGAGCCGATCATGCCGCCGATAGCGGCACCGGACAGGCCGAGGATGGTGCCGCCGAACCCGGCCCCGAGGGCAGAGCCGACGGCGCCCAGAACGAGGGAGGCCATGGATCAGGTCTTTCCAGAAAAAGGTGCGGTTGCCGGAAACCGGAAGGCGAAGGCGATGCGGCGACGCCATGTTGTGGTCAACACTTCTTCAATCACGCCCAACCGGTCGTAGGCGTGGATGAAGCGGTCGGGCGCGGTGAGGATGCCGACATGCTTGGCAATGGCGCGCGGGGCCATGCGGAACAGCACCAGCGCGCCGGGGCCGATCTGGGCCACGGGGATCTCGATCATCATGCCGCGCGCGCCATCGGCAAGAACCTCACGGATACCTGTCTCGCCCCAATCCCGGCTGTAAGGCGGGATCGCTTGCGGCTCGGCCCCAACCAAATCGCGCCAGACGCCACGTGCCAGACCAAGGCAATCGCAGCCAACCCCGCGCAAGCTGGCCTGATCGTGGTATGGTGTGCCGAGCCACGCGCGCGCCGTCGCGATCACGGCCTCCGGGTCGGCGGCCATCACAGCACCACCCCCTGATTGGCGTCGCCATTCGAGGCATAACGCAGCACCGCATCCTGTCCCGGAATGTTCGGAAATCCCCGAAAGTTCACCGCATTGGCAAAACGGTCGCGGCAGGTTTCCAGCCGCTTGTCGCAACCGGCCCGGATCACGAAAGCATCGCCCACGCCCACCGCCCGCACCGGGGCTTCCAGCAGCGAAATGGTGACGCCGGTATCCGCGACCTCGTGCATCATCACCTCCGCGCGCCGCCCGACCGATCCACCGCTGGTCCACTCCACGGTGCCGGAAGCGAACCAGCCGGTCGCGAATGCCCCGAGGCCGGAGGCGACAAATCCCCGGTCCCTGATTGTTGCAAGAACCGTCCCGCTGCCTTTGAAGGCGGGCGCTTCCAGATTGACGCCACAGCGTCCATCGCCCAGCGCTGCATCGCAACTGGCCTGATAGGCGCGGCCGACGGTCTGGTTCAGCACATGCGCGAGGCTGCGCACTTCGGCGACGAACGCCATGCGGCCGCGCCGGATCTGTCCCACCGCGCCAAGGCGCATCAACACGCGCTGGCTGGTGTCGACCCAGTTCACCCGCCAGAGCTCGACCTGTGCCGCGTCCCAGCGCCCGTCGATGATATCCGTTTCGGTGATGCGGTCGGAGGTCAGCACACCTTCGGCATCCTGCGCATCGACGGAAAGGTCTGATCCGGATCGGATTTCCGAGGCGGCAAACCCGCTCTCCGGCTCGAAACCCGTGCCGTCAAAGGTCAGCACAGCGTCATGATCGGTGAAACCGAGGGTCACCCCATCGACGCGGATGATCCGCCAGCACCAGGACAGGGTGGTGGTGCCATCATCGAGATGGGCTTGAAGTGCGGGGGAAAGCGACTTCATCGCCGGATCTCCAGAAGGGGGATGGACGTGATTGACCCCAGCCGTTCGATGTCGAGGGTGACGTCGAGCATGTCGGTGTCAAAGCGCACCGACACATCGAACTCGAACCCGGCGCGGACGATGACGCCGTTGCCGGGCGCGGCGGTGAAGGTGACAAAGCCAGTGGTCGCATCCAGCGTCCAGCCTGTCAGCTGTTCCACAGTGCCCAGCGCCACTTGGACCGTGCCCGCCACCGGTTTGACGATGGTCCGGGTCCAGGACTGCGCGCCTGATGTATACCGTTTGACCAGCTGGAACGTCGTCAGGCTGCCGGTGCCGGTGCCGATCTGCTGGTCGGTCGGCGTGATGGCCAGCGACGGCAAGCTGGATTTGTAATCCGCCCAGTCCTTGTAGCGGAACCCGTGAAGGCGGCCGTTGCGGGCTTCGAAGAACGCGACGACCGCCGCCAGATCGTCGGAGCGGCGGATGCCGTAAGCAACGTCAAAGCGCCGCCGGGAATTGACCCAGCTGGCATTGCGCTCTTCATCCCCACTCGCCAACTCGACGATCTGCGTGCGCCGTTCCGGCCCGCCGCGCGCGCCCCGGCTGATGTTGTCGGGAAACCGAACCTCGTGAAACGCCATCACATACCCCTCCGGCCAAGGGACACCGCCCGGGCAATGTCCGATGCAACTTGCGTGCGCGACTGGCGGAAGCTTTCGGCGTCGCGGGTCTGGATGGTGACGTTGACCGCAGGCGCTGAGGACTGCCCCTGTCCGTAGCCAGTGGCATCGCGGCGCGACAACACCCGCTCACCGCGTTGCAAGATCGCAGGCACCTCGTCCGGCTTAAGCCCAGCCCAGCCGCCCGAATGCATGCGCGGCGCTCCGGCGAAGGTCATGGCCGGGACCATGCGCCCGGTTCCTGCCAACCCAACGGTGCCACCGGAGTGCAGGATATCGGCGAAGATGCCACCCGCCCCGGTCAGAGCGCCGGAGAGCGCGTTGGCGATGGGACCGAGAATGAAGGTCCGCGCCGCCAGCTTGGCCAGATCGGCGATCATCGAGGTAACGAGGTCGCTAAAGTCAAGCTTGCCGGTTTTCACGAACTCGGCCACGGCGTTTTCGGCAGAGGTAAAGGCGCTGACCAGCGTGTTGCCGATGTCGCCGCCGATATCGCGGGCTTTCGCCGCATAATCCGCAAGGGTGGCGACGGCGGCTTCCCATCCGGTCTTGGCCACTTCGGCGCCCGCTGCCGCTGCGGCCCCCGCGCCACCGGCAGCGCGCCCGGCTTCCGTCATCGACTCGTCCAAACGGTCGGCAGCGTCTGTGGCCCCGTCCAGTGCGGCCTCGCCCTCGCTGCCCGCTCCGGCGACAGCATCCTTCAGCGCCTGCCAGCTTTGCATCGGTCGTGCGGCTGCATCTGCGAGCATGCCGGAGGCTTCACGATAGGCCTCGGCTCGGGCTGTCGCCTCTTCGGCCATGCCGGTGAGGCCAAGGTCGGGCGTGGTGACATAGGTTTGCGCCATCGCGGCCGAGAAGGCTTCAGCGGCGGCCGTTCCAGCGGCGGCCGCCGATCCCGCAAAGGGATTGTCGATCCGGCCCAGCGCCACAGGATCAAGCGTCCCGATCTGGGCCCCGCCTTCGCCGACGGCCCAATCGGGCAGCAGGTCGAGTGCCGCGTTCAGCCCGTTGATGAAGTTGTTGATGCGGGTGACGACGCCATTCAGCATCGCCTCAACCCCGCCGATCAGACCGTTTGCGGCTTGGAAGGCAAAATCGCCGATAGCGCTAGGCAGTTGGCCCCAGATTGCCTTCACTGCATCATAGGCGCCTTTGAAAATGCCTGCCGCCGAATTGCCGAAACTGGTCACCGCCTCCACCGAGGACTGCATTGCACCATAGATCGTGGCCTGCAGCCCCGCCCAGCTGGCCTCGATCTTCGACCAGGCAGACGCGGCCCCAAGGCCGATGCGATCCCAGACCTCCAACGTCAGTTCTTTCAGCAGGCCAATCGCTGCGCCAAACCCGCCCGCGCCTGCGACGAGCCGGGTGAACTGGAACACCAACTCCCCTGCGCCGACGATCAACGCGCCGATGCCGGTGCGGATCAGGACACCGCGCAGGATGACGAGGCCGGTGGCCAGGCCCCGGACTGACAGCGCTGCAGCGGCCAGCCCCGCAACCCAGCGCCCTGCCATCAGGGTGGCAAAGGTCGCGGCATAGGTGGTGATGCGACCGATGTTGTCGAAGAGCGCATTGATCGCGATGCCAATCGGCCCGGTGCTGCGTGCCATGCCGGCCAGTGTGTTCGCCACCACCTCCAGCGCCGGAGCGACGGCGGCGGTCAGCCGGTTGGTCAGTCCCAGCCAGATCAGGCTCAATTTTGCGATGGCATCGCCGGTGCGTTCGATCTGGGCGGCGTCGCTGGCGCTGACCGCCACCCCGAAATCGCGCACATCCTGCGCCGCCTCGCGCAAAGTGGCTGGATCGATGCGCAGGAACGCCAGCGCAGCCTTGTCGCCAAAGAGGTCGGAGGCGACAGCGGCGCGTTCTGCCTCTGGCACAAAGCGGTTCAGGGCCTCCTGAATGGTGACGATACGCTGGTCGAGCGGCAAGGCCTGCAATTGCGCCGCCGTCAGGTTCAGACGTTGCAAGGCCCCGACAGCCGATCCGGATCCTGCGGCCGCTTCCGACAACCGCGTGGTCAGTTTCTTCGTGGCCTGTTCGATCTCACCAAGAGACACGCCTGCCAATTCGCCAGCCCAAGTCAGTACCTGCAGGCTTTCCACAGTGGTTTTCAGGGACGCGGCCATGTCCGCTTGCGCGCCGATGGTCTCCAATCCGGATCGGACCATCGCAACGCCAGCCGCTGCTGCCGCGACCGTGATGGCGGCTAGGGCAATCCCGGCCTTGCGGGCAAAGCTGGCCAGCCGGGTGTTCGCCATTTCCATTTCGGTCGAGAGACGCCCGAACCCGCGTGCCCCGGCATCGCCAATGCCTTCCAGTTCCGCGCGCACCTGGCGGCCGCCTTCCGCCACGAGGCGCACACTGACCCGTTTTTCAGCCATCGCGGCCTCCTTCCATCTGTTCGTTCAGTTTGCGCACCATGACCGCCTCAATCTCGGGCAGCAGTTCGGCGGCGATCAGGGTGTCGATGCCCAGCGCCCCGGCCAGTGCGAGGGCCGCGCCCATGTCCCAGCCGAGGATCGCGCCAGGGATTACGCGCAGCTGGCCACCAAGGCGGCCGACCAGATCCCAGATCTGCCAGCCGTCCAGTGTGTGCGGGCGGTTCAGTCTTGCGGGGCAGTCTGGACAAGGGCCCGCGCAGGCCGCGCAGTATCTGTCGCCACCGCCGAAGGACCAGTCGGCGAGGGCGCGGAGACGTTTTTTTCGGCGTCCAGGATCAGGCCCTTGGCGACGTATTGCGTCTGGAAGGCCTCGAAGACTGGCCAGATTTCCAGCAGCGCGTCGATCCCTTCAGGGGTGACGGGCACAATTGTGCCCATGGCATCACCGACGCCCTCCCAATCCAGCACCGCGCGGCGGGCCACTGCTTTCGCCATGGCGAGCGCCAGTGCCTCCTGCGTGGCACCCTCTGGCAGGGCCTCGATGGCAGGGTCGGCGCGGGCGGACACCATCAGCGCGGTGGTCAGCGGGCCGACCAGAAGGCGCAAGCCGGGGGCGAGGTCCAGCCATTGCGGCGTGGCGGTCAGGTTCAGTCGGATCATCGGTGGGCCTTTCTCAAAACAAAAGCGACGTGCCGGGGCACGTCGCTGGGGAGGGTGGTCAGTAGAGAAGGGGGACTGTTCAGGTCATTGGAGACAGCATTTCTTGAATTTCTTGCCACTGCCGCAGGGGCAGGGATCGTTCCGCCCTACTTTGCCGGTGAACACGGCGTTGAACGGATCACCGCTGCGGGGCATCAGGGAGGACAGGACGTTCAGTGTCCCCGCAGCCTTCTTGGCCAGATACTCCGGCGTGAAGCAGTACCACCGTGCAAGTTCTGCGATGGTGTCGGTGATCAGCGTGTTGCTCGACAGGCTGGTGAACCAGTCGGGCCGACCGGCATCCAGCGTCGCCTGAAGCCGCTCGGTAAAGTCCTCGAACCGGCTGTGATCCGGGGTGATCAGACCACTGTCGAACACGGCGCGCACCGCCGTGTCCATGTTTGCAAGGCCAAGGGCCGCGATGCATTCGGCCCAAGACCACCAGACTTCCTCGCCCGTCCTGGTGCCAGTGAGGTCGAAGAAGTCGATCAGGAACTGCGTGATTTGTGGCCGCAGGTCCGGGTTCTCCAAGGCGACGATGGCCAGCGTGTCAAACATCTCGCCGCGCACGAAACCATCGGCATCATTATCCAGCAGGATGTCGAACAGCGGTTGCAGATCGCCGTCAAACACCCCTGCCATGACACGCGCGGAGGCTTCGGTGATCGAATCCCCCAACAGTGCATCCAGAAATTCCGGATCGCGCCGGAGCAGGGTGGCCAGCGGGCGATAGGCCCGCGTCTCCCGCCATTCCGCCAGCAGGAAGAACATGAAGACGAAGGCATCCATGCCCTCAAGATCGTCCATGCCTGCGGATTGCAGCCTGCCGATGTAGTCCAGAAAGACCGGCACCATCTCTTCGCGCGATTGCCCTGCTGCTTCCAGCGCCTCGCGCGGCAGGGGGCCACTGGCCTCCAGCGCAGCCATGATTTCGACGGGTGTCATCTGCGGAACCTTTCAACGGGGAATCGTTGAAGGGGATACCGCTATTCCGCGTCCGCCTCCACTGTGCGGATGGTCCTTCATACTCAATTCAATAGGCCGCAAAAGTGTTGACCAGCACAGCTGTGCACATTCGGGCAGGGCTGGTGGCTTTGGCGGCCTGCCAGTCGAACGTCGCCTGCACGCCTTGCGGCCCGGCGATTTCGATCCGGGGGATCGGCAGATACACGGCATGCGCGGTGAAGGTGAAACTGGCGTTCGCGCCGAGGCTGTAGTTGAACTCCAGCTCACAGGGGCTACCGTCGATGGCTTGGGTCACCAGCGTGCTGTCCGAGAACCGCACCTCGATCCGCCCGGTCAACGCCGCCATTGTCGGGTCTGCGCCATCGATGCGGCCATCACCGCGGATGGTTTCGATCCGGTCGAGGTTGTTGGAGTAGGTGATCTCGGCCGAGACCACATTGCCCAGCGCGGCGCCATTCCGCTTCACCGTGCCGTTGAAGTGACCGAAGCGCTGCAGGCCCAGCGCGGTGGGCGTGCCAGCAGCGGTCGTGGCGGCGATGGTTTCCCCCTGCGCCACCAACTTTGCGGTGGCGGTCAGCAGACCCGACCGCTGCATCTGCCAAGACAGCTGATCCAGGACGCATCCGGAATACATCGCAAAGCGCGGCACCTCGGGCATGGCTGTCTCGATGGACATGCTGGGCAAGGTCCAGTTGCCCGACTGGAATGTGTGGGTCTTCGGCGTGGTACCAGCGGTCGTGGGCTGGCCGAACGCCGCCTTCAGCCAATAACCGAAGGCTTCCACATCGATGGGGATCACCACTTCGCCGTCGGCAGTAACCGCGTCCTTGATCGGGGCCAATGGATCGCGGCCGTAGCCCAGCAGTTCGGATTCCAGCAGCGGCTGTTCCGACCCGAGTGTCGCCCGGGCGAAAGGCATCAGCCGGAACCCACTGACCGGCGGGGTGCCGTAAACCGTCTCATACGCAAGCGCCATCTGCGCCCGCGCGCCTTGCGCACGTGCCATGGGAGTCTCCTTTATGTAGGGATGGTCAGGCCAGAGGGCCGGTAGTGGTGTAGTGCAGGACGACGGTGATGACCGCCGCCTTCAGCGCCGCCGCGCCCTCGATGGGCAGGTCAACCGAGGCTGGGGCTTCGGGTTCGACCCAGTCGCAGAGGCCGCCAAGTGTGCGGTCGGCCTCCAGTGCGGTGCCGATGGCGGCTATCAGGGTATCGAAGGTGCTGGCCCGACCTGTGCCAGCCTGGACGACGACCTCCAGTTCGGCCCGGTGCCGGTAGTGGTAGCGCAGCGGCGACAGCGTCACCTCCGGCTCGCCCGGCTGGCCATCGCGCAGGATGATCAGCCCCGATGCGGGGATCCGTTCGGGTAGCACTTCATCGCGCAGGGTGAGGGCGGCAAGCGGCTGCAGCCGCGCGTGCAGCGCAGCCAGGACGGTATCGCGGGTGGTGGCCATCCTGTTCGCTCCTGCGATTGTAGGTCTGGAAAACCTCCATGGCGACACCCACAAGGTTCCCTTCGGGATTTATTCGCGCTTTGCGAAGCCTGTGCTACTATTGGCAAAAAGGTGATTTGGAGCAGTCATGGCAAAGGGCGCAGCATGGGTCCGTTCTGCAGAGAAAGAACAGGTTAGCACCGGAAGCTGGACAACTGGCAAGAAGATGCCAAAGACCACATTTCCACTTCGCGGCAACCAATCCTATCGTCTGGCCGGAACCTGGACTTGGCGTCTGATTTCGTTTGCGGTGGGCACAGATCAGTACCGCGTTCTGCTCGCGCACAAGGCACAAAAGCAAGAATTCATGGCTATGTTGGGCCATCTGGTGGGGCGCGATATGACAGTGTTGTGTCGGATCGAACACCATGGATCGCATCCAGGTTGGCACATCCACTATCAACCCTTTGAAACCAAACAAAGCGGTGTCGTGATCGGGGCCGACGCGAGGAAGCGACCTTGCGGGCGAGATAGCCGATTTGGCACCGATGTGATATCGGGCTTCGATGACTGGGCGGTTTCTGTCGCTCACAGCCTTTTCAACCTGCCGCATTCACGCGGTGATAGCGACGAGACCCTATTGTGAAGCAGGAACTCTGCAGAGCCTTTTGTGACAGTGTCAGCGTGACGGAGCTTCCCTGTGGCTTCGGCATCAGCACGACTCTGTTTGAAATCGAAGGCGATCCAGCAGGCCTGTACGCAATCGGTCCCGACAGCACCGGTCACTGGAAACTGGAAGACGCCGGGCGGTTGCTGCCGTCACTGGTCGCATCCGGCTACGATCTTGCATCTGATCAAAGGAAGAAGGCGCTCGCCTCGATCCTTGAAACCGCTGACGCCACATTCGATGACGACGCACTGGAAATTTCGACTGGTCCAATCTCGAAATCCGAAATTCCAGCGCATGCGATCCGGCTCATTGTGGCTCTCGTAAGGGTTTCTGATCTGGTACAGATGACAGCGGATCGCGTTCGCAGCACGTTCAAGGAAGACGTGCGGACGGCGCTTGCATCGTCGTTGCCTGAAGACGTGGAGATACTGGAGAATTCTCCAGCAGATGATCAAAGCGCAGATTTGCGGGCTGATCTAGTTCTCAAACAATCTGGTCGCGCCCCGGTGGCGCTGTATCTTGCACAGAATGACCTATCGCTAGTTGAGGCCATGCTTCTGCGGTCTGAAACGCAGGGTGCTGGTGAAACCCGGCCGTTGGTTGCGGCGCTGCTCGAGCGTGAAAACGCCGTTTCCAAGCATACACGGACACGAGCTATGAACCGGCTGGATTCAGTCGGCGTCTACGAGGGTGACGAAAAGCAGGCCGTCGCCAAAGTCGTCCAGTTTGTTTCTAGCGCACCTAGGGTGGCAGCCTAAGGGATTGGACGGTTGGCCTGACACAGGCTGCTCTCTAACGTCCATTGTTCAGGCTAGGTCTTCCCTGCCACCCAGTTCGCCACGATCAACCCCGGAACGCCGTTCACCGCCCGCTCCGCATCCCTTGCGAGGTCCAGCCGCTTGCGCAGTTTGACCTGCGGCACAAGCAGGAAGATCGGCACGGTCGCCACGCCGCGTCCGGTCTTTGACTTTGAGGCAACGGCCCGTCCTTTCGAATTCAGCCTTCCCTCCGCCACCAAGAGGCTCGGCCCATGGCGACGATAGATGAACCGCAGGCGCAGGCCAGTGCGGCGTTCCCATTCGCCTGGCGTGATGCGGCCACCCTTGGTGCTCTTCCCTGCGGCCGGGGTGGGGATCGCCAGCCAGAACCCGTTTTTGGAGCGGATCAGCGGCCCCGTGTCATGCGCGCCGATGATCACCGGCGCGTTGGACCAGACCAGCGCGGCCGCGTTCAGGCTGTCGCCGGATTTCGGGAAGCTGGCGAGGCGGATGCTGTTTCCCAGCCGGGTGCCAAGGCCCGCGCTGGTGATCTGCCCGCGCCAGGCGGATTTCAGAGAGGTGCCCGCCTCGCGCATGGCAGCGGACACCGCCTTTTCCCCGGCGGCGATTTCAGCCTGCATCAGCGCCACAATGTCGGGATCGAAGGCGATCTTCAGCTTCATGCGGGCCTCGTGTCCAGCGACCAGATCAGGCGTTCGCGGTCGAGCTTCGGTTCTCCTTGCAAGATGAAGTCCTCCGCGCCGATCCTGATCAGATCGCCCGGCGCGGGGGTGGGCAGGTCTGCGATGCGGGCGTCCAGTCGAGTGGTTTCCGACAATATCCGCCCAGCGCCGAAGGGCGTGATCTCGTCGGGCGATTTGCGGATGACCCGGACGGCAACGCCCGGGCCGACCCCGCCCGCAAGCCACAGGGCATCCACCGCCATGTTGCGGTCGGCGAAGATCATGTTCATGGCGGTGGTGAAGGCGTTCATCTATGCCCCCGATCAGTTGGAACTGAACAGGCGGATCGCGGTGCGCGGCCGCTTGTTGACCGGCAGGATCGAGGCTTCCGTCAGGATGTTGATCCAGCGGTCCTTCTCGTCCATCAGCTGGCGCGCATAGAGCGGCAGGCCGATGGTGTTGGCGAGGCTGATCTGGTTGGCCGGGCCGCCATAGGTGGTGAAGGTGTCGATGGTGCCGATCGGGAAGGCGACGCCTTCGCCAGCCGGGATCAGCCGTTCCGCCGCCCCGGTCGAGAGGGTAACGGTGCCGCGATATTCCTCGAACAGGATGCCTGCGAAGGGGAAAGCCCGCCGCACATCCTGGCGCAAGGGCTGCGCCCCTGTGGCCGCGTAGAACTTGTAGGCGTCCTGCGTCAGGGCGTGGCCGATCAGCTTGTCGAAGAACTCCGGGCTGACCAGCGCGTAAATGCTGATCATCGACTCGCCCAAGAGGTTGTCCTCCACCGCCCGGATCGCCTCGCGCACCTTTTCCTGCACCTTGGTGGTGGCGGTGCCGAGGAGGAAGTCCACCGAGATTTGCCCGAGGCCAAGTTCGGTGAAGTAGTTGTAGAGGGTGATGCCAGCGCCATCCTTCACGATGCCGCGCAGGGCATTCATCTCCATGTATTCGCGGGTCTGGGCATGCTTGCGGCGCATCAGCGTCAGCTTGCGCAGCATCACGGTGGCCAGCTGGTCGTTCTCGTTTCCGCCGAACGCAGGCACGCCCTGAATGTCCGATGCCAGGATCACATCATCATGCGGGATCCACGGCAGGCCGAACGAGCGCATCGAGCGGCCCTCGCGGCTGGCAACCGTGGCGGGGGCACCCAAGGGCACCGAGGGCAGCACGTTCAGCGCCCCCTCGAACTGCTCGATGATGACCGATCGCTGGGTGATGCCTTCGAAGCGGAACAGGCCGATTTCGCCCAGCCTTGTGTAGAGGTTCGGCAGGATGTTGATGGCCTGAGTCATCTCGGCAAGCGAATAGCCGCCCGCGTCGAACGGGTTGCGAATGATGGCGTTCATGGTTTTCTCCGGGAGGTTGGGGGGTCAGGCGCTGGTGCGCGGCACGATGAGGGCGGCGGTCAGCTCGGCATGCTTGGTGGCGGTCTTGGGCGCGTCGTTGACGGTCGCGTCAAACACCAGCGCCGCTTTCGAGACGATGGCCGGGCCGCGCGCCAGAATGACACCGGTCGCATCGCCCGCCGTGGCATCAGTGGCCGTCAACAGCACCGCCACCGCCACGGCCGAGCCATCGACCGCGCCGACGGCGGCCAGCTTGTATTTGCCGCTGGCGGTGATCTTGCCTAGGACGGAGCCGACTTTGTAGTTGGTGCCGGTCAGCAGCGTCACCGCCTCGTTGGTGTAATTCGGGTTTTCCGAATATTTCAGAACGTCGCCCATGGTGGGCGATTGAGTGAGAGCAGTCATGGTTCAGTCCCTTTCGGTTCAAGGTGAGGGCGTCAGGCGGCTTTTCCAGCAGCGGTGGCGCGCTTGACAGCGGCCAGCAGCGGGCTTTCCGGCGCGGCCGATTTCGGCGGCGGCACGACGGCAACGGCGCTGGCATCGCCGCGCGCGGCCAACTGGTTCAAAATGGAAGCGCGCAGCGCGTCGGGCCGGAGCCCCTTTTGCACGGCTTCGGCCACGTCGATGGAGAGGCCAAGACGGGCCGCCTGCGCGCCAATGGTGGCCAGTTCCGCCGCCTCGGCACGGGCGAGGGCGACAGCCGTGGCGGCTTCGGTCGGCGCGGGCGCGGGCGGAACCACCGGGGCGGGGGACGGCTCGACAGGCGCTGGCACGGCCTGCACCTCGGTTTGATCGGTGGCGGGCGCTTCGGTCGTGCTGGTTGCGTTGGGTTTCATGATCGACTCCTTGGACTGGTGGGATTGCACCGGGCGTCCGGGCCCAGCGCTTCGGATTGTGCCGCGCCCGTTCAAGGCTGCGGCGAAGGCCGCGAAGGCAGATGCCGGGTCGGAAACTTCATCCGCCAGGCCCGCTGCCACCGCCTCTGCGCCGCGGTAACATTCAGCTTCGGTGGCCAGCGCCGCCTCGGCTGTCAGGCGGCGACCGCGACCGGCGGAGACGGTCTGGGCAAACAATGTGCGGAGGCTGTCGATCTCGCCTTGGATGCGCGCCCGCACTGGGTCGGGCAGCGGCGCGTAGGGATTGCCGTCGACCTTGTGCGCGCCGGAGTGGATCAGCGTGACGGTCACGCCATCGTCGGCGAGCTGCCCGCTCAGATCGGCGTGCATCACCACAACGCCGATGCTGCCCACCGCCCCGGTGCGCGGCAGGATGATCGAGGTGGCCTGCGAAGCCAGCGCGTAGCCCGCCGAGAAGGCATGTTCGGCGACAAAGGCTTGCACCGGCTTTGCTGTCCGCGCCGCGCGGATCGCATCGGCGAGATCGAACACGCCCGCGACTTCGCCGCCAAAACTGTCGATCTCCAGCGCAATGCCACGCACGGCGGGGTCGGTGACGGCAGCGGCAAGTTGTGCCGCGATCCCCTCATAGGACGTCTGCCCCGACGATTGCCCGATCCAAGCGCCGCGATGCACCAGCACACCAGACACTTCGATCACCGCAATGCCATCGACGATTGCGAACGGCGACTGGCCCTCGCGCCGGTAATCCGCTGCCAGTCCGTTGGTCAGGATCCCGGCGCGGGCGTGCGTGGTGGCAGCAACGACATCCTCTGGCGCGACCTCCAGCCCCGCCAGTCGCAATTGCCGCCCGGTGATGCGCGGCCCCAGCCCGGCGAGGAATGCCATGGCCTTGGACGGCTCGACCAGCAGCGGCGTGTTGAACGCCCGCTGGGCAATCTGGGCGTGGAACATCATGGTCCCTCCTGCGGGGCGGTGTCTTGGGTCGGATCCTGGTTGGGATCGGCGGCGTTCTGATCCGGCTCGTTCTGATCAGCATTCGGATCACCCGCACCCGGCCCTTGCGCCGGGGATCCCGGGCGGCGGAAGTCGAGGCCCAGCCTGCGCTCACGGTCACGCTCGGCGGCAATCTCGCGGTCCACCTGTTCGGCGTCGTAGCCGCGCTCGGCGATGGCTTGGGTGCGCGATTTCAGCCCGGCTTCGATCTGGGCAATCTCAGCATTGGCGTCCTTCAGCGGATCGACCCAATCCCACTTGGTCGGCAGCCAGTCGACCGCCAGATATTCGCCGCGGCGGCGGTCATACCCCGGCAACCGCAGTGCGCCCGCCAGCACGGCGGTGTCGATGAACCGCGCCCAGATGGGGCGGCACATCTGGAACACCATCACCGAACGCTGCCAGGCCGCGACGCGGCGGCGAAATTCGATCAGCGACAGCCGCGAATTCGAGAAGTTGCCCTTCGCCCCGTCGTTGCTGAGATATCCGTAGGGGATGCCCAGCGCGGCCGAGATTTGCAGCAGGGTGCGATACTGGAACGGCTCGTAAGTGCCGCCGGAATCGGCCGGGGCGCTGACGGTCACTTCCTCGCCGGGGTCAAGACGGACCACCTGACCGGGGGCCACCTCGTATTGATCGAGCGGCGCATCGGGGTCGAGGGGCTTCAGCGGGATATCCGGGGCCGGTGACGTGACGAACATCGCATACATCGCCGCCACCTTTTTGCGGTCCAGCTCTGCGTCATCATATTGATCGAGCAGGAACAGCTTCACGATGGCGGGGGCAAAGCGTGAGACGCCGCGCAACTGGCCAGCCTCGGCCGGGTCAATGATGTGCAGCACTTCCGAGGCTGGCACCCGCACCGTCTCGCCCGACAGCCCCGGATCGGTGCTGTCGCCGGGATGACGGCGCAGGAAGTGATAGGCGACGCGGCGACCGATAAGGTCGAACTCGATGCCTTGGCGGATCACGTTGCCGCCCGCCGCCACGGCGTTGTGGGGAAGCGGCAGCATTTCCGAGGGCAGCATCTGGACCTGCAACGGCACCACGAGGCCATCGTCTGCGCGGCGGGGGCGAAAGCGCAGGAACACCTCGCCGGTCATGAACACTTCGCGGGCTGCGCGGCGCTGAAGGCCGTAGAAATCCGTCAGCCCCTCGGCATCGGCCTCGTCGGTCCAGGCCAGCCAAAGCCGCTGCAATGCGTCCTTGCGCGCCGGGGTTGCGATGGTCGAGTTCGGGCTGATACCGTTGCCGACCGTGTTGGCGGCCCAGCTTTCGATGGCGTTGTTGGCATAGCCGTTGTTGCGCACCAGCCAGCGGGCGCGGGCGTTCATCTCGGGCCCTGCGCCTGCGATCAGCGCGTTGACATGGGCGCGCGAGGTGGTGAAGCCCTTCAACCGGCGCTGGCCGGAAGTGGCGTCAAACCCGCCGGGCAAGCCAAAGCCGCCGACCCAAGCGCCGACGCGCGCCCGCCAGTTGGTCCGGGTCATGTCACAAGTCCTTGCTGGCGAAGGTCCGGAACACCCGGGGGCGCGCGACCGCGGGATCTGACGCCGCAATCCGCCGCTCAAGATCGAAGATCGCTGTGGCAAGCTCGGCGTCCGAGCCATAGGTGATCTGCCGCCCGTCATAAGTGATAGACCGCACGCCGCCAAAGCGCATTCCAAGAAGGGCGCTGAGTAGCGCCTGCATTTCTGCCAAAGTCATTTTTGCTACCTCATATACGATGGACGCACCGCGCCGGTGCGGCGGCGGCGCGGTGTTTGCACCGCCCCGGCGGTCGGGGCGGCCGGGATCGCCACCTCGGGGGCGGCGATCACCTTGGTTTGCACGCCCGCTTGGGCTTCCAGCGACCGCCACGTCGCCTCGTCCCAGCGATCAGCGCCGAGGATCCACGCCGCAGCGCGGGCATAGACGCGGGCGTCCAGCGCCTCGTTGCGTTCGCGCATCTTCTGCCATTCCTGATGGCCAAAGCCGCGCTTGTTGCGCACCGTGACCAGTTGTTCCGCCACCAGCTGCTTCAGCCATTCGGTGTCGGCCCAGCTGGGCAGGTGGATCGTGCCGGGTGCATCGCAGACGCCAACGACGCGATCCTCGTCCGAGGGACGTTCCAGACGCAGAAAGCGATACGTTTCCGCCTTGAAGGTGGACACGGCGATGGTCCAGAGCCGCGCGCCGCGCCGCAGTCGCTTGCCGCCGATGGTGGCGTCGACGAACGTCGGACCCGACACCGGCGTTGGGCGGTTGAAGCTTTCCACGCCCTTGATCGGTGTCGCCTGGCCGTAGCCCACGGCGCGCGACCAGGCGTAAACCGCCGGGGCTTCATAGCCGGTGTCGATGGCGAGCTTGGACAACTGCATGACCGCGCCGCTCTCATGGACCCATGTCCGCCCCAGCAGCGTCGTCAGCTTGTCCCAGCAGGCCGGGTCGTCGGGGCCGCCCGGAATGACGATGTGTTCCACCAGCCAGGACTCCAATCCCCGGCCCCAGGCCCAGACGTCAACCTCGATCCGGTCCTTTTGCACATCGGCCCCGGCGGTAAGGAACAGCCCGAGGCGCGGCACGGTCGCCGCAAACACCTCGCGGCGATCCGCCAGCCGTTGCCATTCCGGCGCGTCGCCGGATTCCACCCACGTCTCGCCCAGCAACGTGTTGCGCGCGACGCGCAGCATCTCTTCCGAGCCTTGGGCGGCGAGCCAGCCCCGCGCAATCTCGGCCCAGCTTTTCCAGCCCAAGGGCGAATAGAGCGCCGAGATATGGAAGCCGATGGAATGCGGATCGGCAGAAGCGGCGGTCGCCCGCCATTCACCTTGCTCCAGCATCTGGGTCTTGTGATGCTCGGCGATGGGGCGCTCGCAGGCCTCGCAATGATAGGCTGCCGTGTCGGGCTGGCCCTTGGCCCAGCGCAGACGGTCAAACTGCAACCACTGCATCGCGCCGCAATGCGGGCAGGGCACAAAATACCGGCGCTGATCGCTGGCCTCGTATTCCCGCTCGATCCGGCTCAGGCCCCGGATCGTCGGCGTCGAGACCATGAACACCTTGCGCCGGTGCGAGAAGGTCGTGGTGCGCGCCTCGGCCAGCGTGACCGGATCGCCTTCCTCCTCCACCGAAGGCTTGTAGCCGTCCACCTCGTCAAGAAAGATGTAGCGCGCGGGCATCGAGCGCAGGCTTGCGGCCGAATTGGCCCCGGTCAGCACCAGGATGCCGCCGGGAAACTCCTTGGACAGCATCGAATTGCCCGCATCGCGCGACCGCGCCGGTTTGACCCGTTCGCGCAACGCCGGGCTGTCCGCGATCAGGGGATCGATCCGCCCGCGCGAGGTGCGCTTTGCCAACTCGATGGACGGCATCACCGCCAGCATCGGCCCGGGCGCGTGGTGGATCACATAGCCGATCCAGTTGTTGCCAGCCTCGGTCGCGCCCACTTGTGCGGCCTTCATGAAGCTGATCCGCTGCGCCGGATGGCCCGTCGACAGCGCATCCATGATCTCGCGCAGATAGGGGGTGCGCGCCGTGCTGTAGCGTCCTGGTTCGGCGCTGAGCGACGACAGCCAGCGATGCTGGTCGGCCCATTGCGACACCGTCATGTCCGGGTCGGGCGCCATGCCCCGCCGCCAGATCCGCAGAACGTCCTCGGCCCCGTCAAACCCGAGGTCGAGGTCAGCGGTCACGTCAACATCGTCACCCCAAGGAGACGCGGAGGTCTGCGAGGGCGGCAAGCTGTTCTCTGACATAAGCTTCCAGCACTCTCTGCAGGGTCGCAGCCTCGATCAGAACGATCTGTCCCGTTTGCTTTTCCACCTCCAAAGCCAATTTCGCAGCCATCAGCGCAGCCACCCTGTTGGGCCACGTCACCCATGTGTCGCGTTCCTGCCGCGCCAGCCTGAACACCAAGGCCTCCGCCCGGGCGCGATCCACCAGCACGCCCTTCTTCTTCTGGATCGCCAACTGACGTTCCTGCGCCTGATAGACGGTCAGCGCGGTGCGGGCCTTCAGATAGGACGAGCTGTCGGCTGGGCCGGAAAACCCGCTATCGCCGCCGGTGCGACCGGTGCCGCCGGTGCTGCGCCGCTGCTGGTCCGGATCGGTCATCTCCCCGCGACGCACATCGGACGCCGCCGCGTTGATCGACCCGTCGGCGTAAACCACCAGCCGACTGGCCTTGCGCGCCTTCTGGATCGCCCCGCGCGACAGGCCGGAATGGGCGGAATACTCGCGCTCGGACATACCTTTCATGGCGATTGCATCGTCCTCAAGTCATTGGAAATAAACAGGAAAGCCGGACTATTTCTGTTGATTACACTCGCGCACAGAGCGACTCTCGGATCAGGAAATCACCCCGGATCGGAGATCCAGATCATGACCATGGCCACCACCACCATCCGCATCGACCTCGCCACGCTGCCCGACCATCTCGACCGCAACCGCCCCAGCGTGGTGGCCGAAGTCATCGAGACCGCGCTGCGTGAGGGCGGGATCAAGGCCGACTGCTCGGACCTCTTCTCGCACCTCAAGATCGACCTGCCGACCGCGCAACTGGCCGCCGCCAGCGCGGTGCTGGTCGATCTGCAGCTGATCTGAGGCATCCCGATGAGCACGCGCGCGCAGATCGCCATCCAGATCGGCCCCGAGGAATGGGCGCATGTCTATGTGCATTTCGACGGCTACCCCGCCCACATGCTGCCCGCGCTGGCCAGATGGAAACCCGAAGACATCCTCACCGCCCGAGAAATCCGGCAGGTCACGCTCGAGGCGCTGGATTGCTTCAGCCCGCCCCGTGATCCCCGCATCCTGCCGCGCCCGACGCGGGAATTCGCGCACCTTTACATGTGGATCGGATGCCAGTGGGTGCATGTGGTGCCGCAGGTGGATGCGCCCGGAGTGCAATCAGAACGCACTGATATTGCTTGTATTTGCCTACACTTGCCGCCCCGCCAGAGCGATGGTGATTACACGGAAACGATGCAACTCACCCCGGAGACCACGCCATGACCACCCGCCGCGCCACCGACAATACCAAAGCCCTCGACGCCTTCATGACCACCAAGTTCCAGATCGACGCGATGCTGGAGCGTCTGATGGCCCTGAGCGACGACCATTTCGAGACCCATCCCGACGACATCAACTGGGGCCATGTCGGCACCCTGAACCACTACGCCAGCCTGCTGCGCCAGATCACCGACAGCGCCTTCAAGGAGGGCGAACATGCCGATTGATCCCGCCCAGCGCCATCAGATCGAACAGGACGCCCTCACCGCCGCATGGGAGGCCGAACGCCTCGCCGCCTTTGACGACGCCATCGCCCTGCTGCGCGAGATCGCGGGTCTGGAGCGCGACGACGATGGCGATGTGATCATCGGAGCGGATGCCGACGGCCACAACGACCTGATGTCGCGCATCGCCGCCTTCCTTGCCGCCAACGACCAATAGGGGAACGCCATGACCAAGCTGACAGAAACCCAGACCATCATCCTAAGCGCCGGAGCCCAGCGCCCCGACAACATCGCCCTGCCACTTCCCAAGGGGCTGGCCGGGGCGGCGGCCAAAATGGCCGTCAACAGGATGATCGCGCTCGGCTGGCTTCAGGAAGTTGATGCCAACCTGCGCCGCAATGAGCCGCTCTGGCGTGAGACTGGCGACGGCCACGGTACCACGCTGGTCGTCACTGACGCGGGGCTGCTGGCCATCGGGATTGAACCGGTGGAAGCGAACACCGCGCGGATGGGCGCATTGCGTACGCAGACCGAAGAACCCGCGTCGTGCACCACCACCGAATCCAGTCCCGCGCCGATGCCGCACACTCTGCGCGAGGGCACGAAGCAGTCGACGTTGATCGCAATGCTGCGTGCCCCCGAGGGTGCCACGATGGAGGCGATCATTGCTGCCACGGGCTGGCAAGCACATAGCGCCAGGGGTGCCATGTCCGGTGCCCTGAAAAAGCGCCTCGGTCTGAACGTCACCTCCGAGACGGAAGACCAGCGCGGCCGCGTATACCGCATCAAGGATGCTGATCGGGCACAAGCCTGATGAGGATACAAACCGACAGGGCAGAGACGGTCACTGCCTCTATGTCAGCAGCATCCGATTACGCCCAATCAATGTCCCGCTTGCGGCGTTGGTAATTCATTGCCACGACAGCAGATCGCGCGCTGCGGCTTGCAGGATGTCCTGAGCCATGCGCGGCTCGCATGTGTAGATGCCGCCCGGTTCGGGTTCGCCAACATTATCCGCAAACCAGCGCCGACCCTCGTCCGAAATCGGGCGCAGGATAACGATGGTCCCGTGATTGCTGATCTCGATGTGCTGCCAGTCGGACATGGTTTGAATCTAGCATTCGTGGCCGCGCACCGCCAGCGCAGTCAAGAGCGCCGCCAGTTTTCAAACAGCCTGCGCAAGGCGTAGCTCCGCAGAAGCGACATGGCGCTGAACAGCGCGCCGATGGCGAGGTTTTGGCCGACGCTCGGGTGCAGGCCAAACCATGGGAACACGACGATCTGCGTCGCCACAGCCAGCGCATAGCCCACGATTAGGTTGGTGACGGATTCGATCAGCGACAGCGGCGCGATTGGTTCACATTACCGGCTCCGTGGTCTGAAATTCCTCACGGATGACCTTGGCGGTCTCGGTCGCCATCAAGTCGCAAAGCACGCGCGCTGCAATACGGCCCACATTCACGATGATGCAGGCGTTCTCGTTTGGCGCGATCAGGAGGTCCTCGTCTTCGGCATTGCGGATGAACTCGCACGGAGTTTTGATCGTGAGGTGGTCGTCACTCGGGCGGATCAGCCAAAACACCCCGGCGCAATCATCGGGCTTATCGATATGACCTCGCAGAAACGGAGACAGCTGTTCCTGCACCAGCCCGAATGCGATAGACGGGCCAAGGCCGAGCCTGCGCAAGTCCTGTGCCGCCGCAATTGCCACCGCGTCTCGCCAGCTATACCAGCGCGCCTTGCCGGGCTTTGGCGTGTCTTGCGGCCGAAAGTCGTTGCGGGATATCGCCTGGTTCAGGTCCGCGCGTGTGATCGGAATGATCCGAATGAGGTCGGCGTTTCGCCAGATAGGGGCGTTGATGATCATTTCTGTCGTGTCTCCTTGCCAATGTTGGTCTCGTTACGATTTTCCAACTGCGCCTTTCGCCCCGTCGCCATTTCCCACCGCCGCACGGCAACGTCGCAATAGACCGGGTCCAGTTCCATCGCGAAGCAGCGCCGCCCAGCGCGTTCGGCGGCGACGATCTGGGTGCCGGAGCCGCAGAACGGCTCAAAGATCAGGTCGCCCGGATCCGAGAATGCCGTCAGCACCGCCTCGACCAGCGCCACAGGAAACACGGCCGGATGCGATCCTGCAGCGCCCAACCCGCCCTTGTGGCGCATGATCCGGAACACAGAGTCAGGGATGCGGTGGCTCTGGATCGCGTTGCCGGTTCCGGTCTTGGCGTGAACGGTGCCGTCGGCCCCGCGCAGCCCACCGCCGCCCAAGGTTTCCCCCGCGTGTTTGGACGGGACGGTCTTGTGCGGTTTGCGAGGCGCGCGGTTGAAGTGGAAAATGAACTCGTGCGACGGGGCCAGGCGGCCATTCCAGTCGCCCGGCAAACCCGGGCCCTGATCCCACACATACCAACCAAACCGACGCCAGCCAGAGCCGCGCATCCATTCCACCCATCCTTCCCAATAGGGCTGCCATTCGCTGTCGCGGTGCACGAGGCCGAGGTTGACCAGGACCTGCGCGTCGCCCGCGACCGGGGCGACGGTGAAGACGCCCTGCATCAGCGCATCCCAATCCCCGACCTTTTCCTTGGCCGCGCCATAGTCGCGTTGCTGGGCATAGGGCGGCGAGGTGAACATCAGCGTGGCTTGTTCGCCTTGCATCAACCTGGCGACGGCCGCCGGATCGGTAGCGTCGCCACAGCACAGCCGGTGGCGACCGAGCTGCCAGATATCGCCCGGCTTGGTGATGGGTTCGGCAGGTGGATCGGGGATCGCATCGGCCGCATCGTCAGAAATCGTCGGGCGGTCGTCGGCATCGGCCAACAGCGCGGCCAGTTCATCTTCCGGGAACCCCAGCAGCGAGATGTCGAAATCCTCGGCCCGCAGAAATGCCACCTCGTCGCCCAGCGCGGCATCGTCCCATTTGGCCAGCTCGGGCAGTTTGTTGTCGGCGATGCGATAGGCCCGGCGCTCGGTCTCGTCGAGATGGCTAAGCCGGATCACCGGCACCTCCTTCAGCCCCAGCATCGCGGCCGCCAGGACCCGGCCATGCCCGGCGATCAACTCGCCATCGTCGGCCACCAGGCAGGGCACGGTCCAGCCGAACTTCGCCATGCTGGCGGCGATCTTGGCGACCTGATCGGTGCCGTGGATCTTTGCATTGCGGGCGTAGGGGCGCAGCCGGTCGAGAGGCCAGGATTCAATCCGGCTCGGCAGCAGGGGCGTATTCATGCGGCCAGCCTCTTGGCCTTCAGGTCGGCGAAGGTCTCGCCAGTCTCGGCAAGCACCGCATTGGTGCCGGTGAATTGCTGCCAGCGCTCTATGGCCAGATCGACGTAGGCTGGGTTCAATTCGATGCCGAAGCACACCCGCCCGGTCGTCTCGGCCGCGATCAGCGTTGTGCCGGATCCCATGAAGGGTTCGAACACTGCTTGCCCGGGGCTAGAGTTGTTCAGGATCGGGCGGCGCATGCATTCCACCGGCTTCTGGGTGCCGTGCACCGTCGCGGCGTCCTGGTCCTTGCCGGAGATGTGCCAGAGGGTCGTTTGCTTCCGGTCCCCGGCCCAATGGCCCTTGCCCTTGACGCGCACCGCATACCAGCAGGGTTCATGCTGCCAGTGATAATCGCCGCGGCTGAGAACCAGCCGATCCTTGGCCCATATGATCTGCGACCGCACGGCAAAACCTGCCGCCGCCAGACTGTCGGCAACCTCGCCCGCATGCAGCGCGCCGTGCCAGACATAGGCGACGTCGCCGGGAAACAACGCCCACGCCTCGCGCCAATCGGCGCGGTCATCGTTCAGCACCTTGCCGGTGCGTTTGGTCTTGGCCGCACCCGCCTGATTGCGCCAGGACGGGTCGTATTCCACGCCATAGGGCGGGTCCGTCACCATCAGCAGCGGGCGCACGTCGCCCAGCAAGCGGCCAACAACATCGGCGGACGTGCTGTCGCCGCAGATCAACCGGTGCGATCCAAGCTGCCACAGGTCGCCCGCCACTGACACCGGCGTGACGGGCGGTTCCGGAATGTCATCCTCACCCTCGACCGCGCCACCGTCGACCTGATCCGGATCGTTCAGCAGCGCGTCAAGTTCATCTTCCGGGAACCCCAGCAGCGAAAGGTCGAAATCCTCGGCCAGCAGAAAGGCCACCTCGTCGCCCAGCGCGGCATCGTCCCATTTGGCCAGCTCGGGCAGTTTGTTGTCGGCGATCCGATAGGCCCGGCGCTCGGTCTCTTCGAGGTGGCTGAGCCGGATCACCGGCACCTCCTTCAGCCCCAGCATGATGGCGGCCAAAACCCGGCCGTGCCCCGCGATCAATTCTCCATCGTCGGCAACGAGGCACGGCACCGTCCAGCCGAACTTTGCCATGCTGGCCGCGATCTTTGCTACCTGGTCCGTGCCGTGGATCTTGGCATTGCGGGCATAGGGGCGCAGCCGGTCGAGAGGCCAAGATTCAATCCGGCTCGGCGCGAAGACCAGGTCCATGGGCGGTTCTCATTTGGGCGGGCGGACAAGCCGAAGCGCACCGGCGAGAAGGCCAGCGCGTGCTTCAGGATCCGCGATGTCGGGAAAACGAAAGCGCCCGCGAGGGGTTACCTCCGGGCGCTATTCTTCGATGATCAAGGGGTACGTCAAGGGGGGCACCTGTGTCAAACGAAAAATGCACGTGGATTCAACGGCTTCCCGGCAGATGGCTTCCGCTGGCTGGCTTCCGGCAAGGTGGCTTCCGCAAACTGGATTCCCTGGCTTCCGCAAAAGAATCCAGCACGCCAAGATCGTGATTCCGCAAGCCTTTGATAACGAGTCGCTTTTTCCAAGATCACCCGGCAGGTGGATTCCGCCTGGATTCCCCGGTGAAAGTGCCTGTCGCTAGCGAAACGCTGCGCTGCGCCCCCCCGCATACAAAAAGGGCTGGGGAGGAACCATGCCAGGGGGCCTCAGTTTTGACCGCGCTGCGGACTTGCCGGATCAATAGGTCTGATCAAGACCCTTTCAGGAAATCATCGACGAACTCGGACACCGGCGTGATGCCTGTAACCAAGAGATGGTCGCGCGCGCGGGTGCATGCCACGTAGAGGAGGTGCCGTTCGGTGTTGTAGACCTCTTCAAGGTCAGCATCATCAGCCACCGATTCAATGCGATCCGATTGGGGAATGACATCGTCGTCGCAGGCCATGACGACAACGGACCGGAATTCCAGACCCTTGGCGAAATGCATTGTGCTGATGGCGACAGCGCCACTCTCAACCTCGACCTTGTCGTTCAGTTCAACGGCGCGCGCACCGGCAGCCTTCACCGCAGCGCGGGCGCGCTTCAGTTCCGCATCGGACCGCACGAAGACGCCCACCTCGCTTGGTGCGCAGCCCTCCTTCAGCCGTTCATTGATCCAGTTGCCGACGACGCGACACTCATGGTCGGCATCGGCGCATGCCATCACCATCGGCGGCGGACCGTCGAACATCGACACTGTGCCACGCCGTCCCTCTGCGTTTCCGTCGACGTCTGAGACCGTTGTCGGAAGAAGCCTGTCGGCATGAAGGCGGATTTGATGGGACGTGCGATAGTTGATGCGCAGGGTGAAGGACCGGCCGCGCACGTCCAAGCCCAGCGCCTTCCACGAAAATGGCTGTTGGAAGATCCGCTGACCGAGGTCGCCTGCAAAGAATAGCCCATCCGCACGCCCTTCCGCCATCGCGGCGAAAAACCGTGCTTCAGCCACACCCAGATCCTGAGCTTCGTCGATGATCGCGAAATCATAGGGACGAGCGGATTTTCCCACCAGGCTATCCGTCAATCGCCCGAACACGTCCGACCAGGTGACAATGCGCCGTTCCACCAGGCCCGCCCGCACCCCTTCGAAGATGGACCAGAGGGCTTCGCGCTGTTTGCCGCCGATCCTGGTCTTGCGGCCAAGGCGGGACACGTCCCGATATTCGTCCCACGACCGCAGTTGCCAAGCGTCGACAACATCCTCCCATTCTCCGACAAGGAAATGGGTTGAGAAGCGATGACCTTCGACCTCTGATGCCGCCTTGGTGATCAGAGAGCGGATCAAGGCGGGTGCGGCGATCTGGGGTTGGCCGAACCGTTCGGAATAGAGGTCATAGCCAACCGTCGAGATCGCTTTGACGACGATCCGGGCGGCAATCAATGGCTCGCCTGCCACCAGACTGGCCAATTTGACCCGTAGAGAATTGGCCAGCGCTCTGGAGAAGGTGGTCAGCAGCACGGTCGAGCCGGGGTTAGCGCGCGCCAGATGTACAGCGCGGTGCAGCGCCACGATGGTCTTGCCCGTTCCCGCCGATCCGGACACACGGGTCGGACCGGAGAAGGACTTTTCGACCAGTTCGGCCTGAGCGGGATGCAGGAACACCGCCCATTTGTCCCAGGGGTAATCCAGCGCCTGCTTCAGCTCTTCGGCGTTGGTCAGCACCCGGAAACGGCGCTGAGCATCGGGATGGGCAAAGGGGTCGGCTTCGACCGGCGCAGGCTCTGGCGGATGCGGCTTTTCACCGACGGCCAGTTTCAACAGGGCTTCCTGCGCCTCTTGGGGAAGGTGTTCGATGATGTCGAACAGCGTGTCCTCGGTGGCCGCGCGAACGTCATTCACCCATTCTTCGGGCACGCCAAAGGCCATCAGTTCGAATTTGCGCAGGTTGTCGAACAACTTGACGGCTGGTTTCGCGGTGGCCGCCGGAATAACCGGCGACCCCTTAGGCTTGAAGATCTCCACCTCTTCGACCCGTTCGCGAACTTCCACCAGCTGCATGGCGCCCGTGGTCGGGTGTCGTTCGATCTTGCGCCGTTCCGCCCATTTGTAGGCGTCGTCGTGGTGATCGACATAGACCAGCAGGATGCTAGCGACCGTGCGGTGGACGATGATCCGGATGTCGGCATTCACCCGCACCGACCAGAAGTTCGTGTCCTTGGCGCGGTCCAGCTTATGGAACGACAGGCCGTTGGAAGTCGGATCCAACTGGAGATCGAAAGCCGTGGTTTTGGCCGCCTTCTGCTCCTGTGCAGTCAGGCGCCCTAGACTGTCGGTGAATGTGTCGGCGATCCGGAATTCCATCACATCAATGCTCTGTCGATCGATTGCGTTCCATTCTGCAGAACTCTTCGTAGTGCTTCTGGACGACGACAGGATGTGGGCGTCGCTCTGGAAGATCACGTTCCATTATGCGCTTTTGATCGAAATCCTGATACTCGGAATTCGATAAACCACGGGAAACAGAGAAGACTAGGTCTCCATTATGGTAGTGGAGGCTGATTAGGTGCCTGTCGAAAAGGCGGTGAATGTCAGCTCGCAATATGATGCCGTTTCGTAAGTGGTTTGTGTTGACCCCGCCATACCGATGCAGGTGCGCTGCCTCCAATGCATCTCTGACCGTACAGCCAGAAAGCGCACAACTTTCCCATTGCAAAAGAACGGCTTTCCTGAACTCGCGCGCGCCTTCGCGGATCGTAATCAGGGATTCCTTCTTCAGACGATCATCAACCTGAGCAGCGGGGTCAAAACCCAGTGGCTCATCCTCTTCAGCGAGACTCTGCGCGTCGGGCTGTCCCGTGGAGAGGGTCACCGTAAGCCGAAGGCGGTCCCCACCCAGCATACGGTAGCGGTCGATCAAGCCAAACGCAGGCTCTACCGCTCTGATGAAACCTTCTTCGTCCAGAAGCAGAATGATTTCCGGCGGCTCACGATTAGAAAGAAAGCCCAAGCAGCCTGCGTCAAGGGAACGAACCGATTGGTCGGCTGTCTTGAAGGCGTAAGGAACGGCCTGCTCTCCCGTTGCATACCAGATCGCGAGTAGAGTCTTCTCGAAAAAATCGGTCCGTCGCTGCTTCGTTGAAGCAACTTTCCTCAGTTCCTGGGGCGTGTACTTCTCGATGTCCTGGCCGACGTTGAACGGGTGTGACCCCTCCCAAGGTGGGATGACGACATTGAGCAAGGGCAGTGTGTCGCGTTCGGTCGGCGTCAGTCTCGGTTTCCGCACTGCCATCACTCCACCGCAAACACCTTCATCACCTCGTCGCCGAGGTGGTTGATCACCTTCACCGCGATCCGGCCTGACTTCGGTTTCGCGAACGGGCGCGAGGTGTCGGAATACAGGCTTTCCCAGGCTTCCTCGTCGATCTCGGCCTTCAGCGTGGTTTTCAGCGCCTTGTAGGGGTCGTTGGCACCGAGGAAATAGGCGTGGCGGACGAAGAAGGATTCCTCGTTGTAGTCGGTGTCCAGCATCCAGAGGGCAATGCCGTCGGTGCCCTCGCTTTGGACTTCGCCGGTCTGGGGCTTGAACACGTCCACGCCGAAGACCTGGACCGCCACCATCCCGTCGCCTGCATCAGTGATGCGGATATCAGGTTCGCCGAAAATCACGAACAGGTTGCCCGCACCGGTTGCTTTCAGGTCGGCAGCCATGTGCAAGTCGGGGTTCATCCGGGCCTTCAGCACGCGGATGCGGCCCAGCTTGTCGAACTCGGACGAATGGGCGTCGTAGTTGAAGGCGCAGGCGATCAGCACGTCGAAACTGGCGTCGCCTGCCTCGCGCGCGGCGGCGACCAGATCGGGGCGGGAAACGGTGCCGAATTCGGGGCCGATAAACACACCGGCGCGGCGCTGGGTGTCGCCTTCCATGAAGTTGCCCTCGGCGCTGATGTAGGTGCCGGGCCAGCCGGTCAGGGCGGTGAAGGTGATCCGGTCCTCCTTATGCGCCTGCTGCACGCCTGCGGCTTTCAGGTTTTCCAGGATCATATGGGCGAAGTCGGTGTAACTGTCGCCGCGTTCGGCCTTCTTGCGCCTGCCCTCGGCGGCCTCGTAGGTGTCGATCAGCTCGTCATTCCAATCGACGGCGAGGGTGCGGTGGGGCGACAGGCTTTCCACGGTGAAGGGGCCAGCGACACGGGTTTTGGTGTTGTCGGAGAAGGGCTTGTCGTAAAGGAATTCGAACTCGGCCTTGGCGGCGATGCTGGCGTCGATTTCGCGCTGGCGGGTGATGCGGGCCTCCCAGAACCGTTTCAGGGCGGATTGAGCGGTGGCGGGCCAGCCGGAGGGGGCTTCGCGCGGGATTTCCCATTCCATCAGGCCGTTCGCCGGGGCCAGTTCGCCAGAGGGGAGTTTCACTTCGCCGGCGGCGCGGAAGTCGATCTTTGCGCCAGCGCGGCCGCCGGTTTCCACCTTGAACGGGGTGGGGTGGCCGGACAGGGCGGTGTTGAGGGCGTCGCGGGCGGCATCGACGGCGGGTTGCAGGCGGTCCCAGATCACGTCGATTTCGGCGTTGTTGGCGATGGATTTCAGCGTGATGTGCGGCACGCGCTCATAGACAAAGCCCTGGCGGATGCTGCCCTGGGTAGCGGCTGATTTGGGCGGGGTGCGGGTAATCTCGCCTTCCTTCGCTTGGCCTTCCTTGCTGTCGGCCAGAAGGTAATAGGGATAGCGCGCGCCCATCAGGCGCGACCGGGCGAGAGCCACGGCGACGCGAGAGGTGTCGATGGTGATCCAGCGCCGCCCCCATTGTTCGGCGACATAGGCTGTGGTGCCAGAGCCGCAGGTGGGATCGAGCACCAGATCGCCGGGGTCGGTGGTCATCAGCATGCAGCGTTCGACAATTTTGGAAGAGCTTTGGACAACGTATGTCTTCTCTTCTGAAAAACCGGTCATAACGGTATCGCGCCAAAGATTATTTATTGGAGCTACTGCAAAATCGTCCAAGAAACGTCGGTACATGAGTGTATTGCCAATGGGCTGGAAGCGTCCAGAAAAACCAAGCCGCACAAATCCAGATTGATTGGATTTCCAACGTGATTTTTCAGAAGGGCGATACTGCTTTCCAGCTAGGTCAACTGGAAACCAACTGGCGGCCCCCTCACCTTTGTCCCGACCAATGCTTTGACTGGTTAAGTTATCTGCGGCAAAGACACGGAGGTTTTTATCAAGTGTGGTTCCATCGCCCTTAAACCGAGATACAGTCATATCACTTGGTTCTAAAGTCCAAGTATATTGAGTGGTTCCTTCGGAGCCGAGAGTTTTCCTGTTGTAAAGCTGTCGATATTTTGCTGCTGATTTCTTCTTAGCGAAATACAAGACATAGTCAAACACGCCAGAGAGTTCCAACGAGGTTGCGCCACTTGTTTTAGTAACTGCTATCGACGCGATGAAATTCTCATCCCCAAACACCTCATCCATCAGCGCCCGCACGCGGTGGACGTTCTCGTCGCCGATCTGCACGAAGATGCTGCCGCTGTCGCTCAGCAGATCGCGCGCCACGGTCAGCCGGTCGCGCAGGTAGGTCAGGTAGGAATGGATGCCGTCCTTCCAGGTGTCGCGAAAGGCGCGGACCTGTTCGGGTTCGCGCGTCACATGGGTCTTGTCGCCATCCTTCACATCGCGGGAGGTGGTGGACCACTGGAAGTTGGAGTTGAACTTGATGCCATAGGGCGGGTCGAAATAGATGCACTGTACCTGACCGCGCAGCCCCTCACGCTCGGCCAGCGAGGCCATCACCGACAGGCTGTCGCCCGAGATCATCCGGTTCGACCAGTGCTGATCGTGCTGGTAGAACTCGGTTTTCGCCTCCATATCGTCGGGCAGGCCGTTGAAATCGGCGAACATGTCGAACTGCGGGGCGTCGCGGGTCGCCTTGGCGCGATTGGCGCTTTCGCGTTTCAGGTCGTCGATGATGACCTTGGGGTGGACCTTTTCCTGGATGTACAAGGGGGGCGCCTGAACGATCAGGTCGGACCAATCCTGTTCATCCTTGCCGCGCCAGACTAACTGCGGGTCCAGATCGCGGTTGCGGCGTTCGTAGGCCAGCTGAATGGGCGTCTTGTCCTGATCCCGCATCAGGCTTTCGAATTCCGCCGTCGGAATGTTCTTGCGCGTGGCGTCATGGGTGAGGGTTTCGACCTCGATGGGTTTCTTGGCCATGGGTCAGTCTTCCAGTCGTTCAGGTTTTGTCAGCGACTTGCGCTCGTCCGAGACAAGGCGGCGCTCAACCTTTTTGATGTCTTCGTCGGGTGCAAGGGCTTCTGGACGGATGCCGCGGCTGAGCAGCGTTTTGCGCACGGCGTCGTTGTTGGTGACATGCTCTGCCGAGATCACAGGCTCGCTGGACATGCCATGGGCGCGAGCGTTGAAGATCGTGATTTCCGTCGCAAAATCCTTGGCTTTCAGGATGATCGTTGGCGCGAAATCCGCCAGGGGACGATTGTCCGGCACCTTCCAATGCGATTTCATCGCTGCAGTGGACTTACCGAACAGGGCGTGGTCGCCCTTGCTGCGGATCGTTGCGAAGTCCTGGTTGCCACCGGTTTGTTCATAGATGACGCCCGACAGTTCCTTTTCGGTTTCCGTCAGCTTCTTGCGGGCGGCGAGGCGTTCGGATTCCAGCATGCGCTGTTCGATCAATTCTGCACGACGCGTCTGGATGGCAAAGTAGGTCTGCGCGAATGCTATCTCGGACTTTGCCGGGTCGCCGTTCTGGGCGATAAGGTAGCAGGCAAAACGGGTCAGCATGATGTCGTCAATCTCGCGGCGGCTGCCCGAGCCAAGTTCGACCATTTTCCCGACGTCGGCAAAATGGTCGCGGACATCATGGCCCGATACCTCACAGGCTGTTTTCGCTTTGGTGATCACATTCAGGAAGTTGTCCCACTTCGCGTATCCGAGCAAAATCTGCAGATCACGGGCAAGCCAATACTCGACTCCCGACTCAGTTTGCTGTGCGTGGCCTTCAAAACTGACGGTGAGTTGCTGAATGACTTCTGTTTTCACGCCAGTTCCCCTTTGGAAATATGCATATTTATCAGAGTGTTGAAATCTTCTTCCATCTCATAGACGGCCGTGAACTCAGCGAACGCCCAGCGCCCGAACTTTTCAAGGTTGTTGACGCCCGGCACCCAGTAGCTGCGCATGGTGTTGGCCTTGTCCTTGGCATCCTCGCCTCGGTAGCCCTTGACCTCGACGATCAGGTTCAGCGGGTCGGGTTTGTCGTCGGCGGTGCGGCGGCCATCGTCGATCTGAACGATGAAGTCGGGGATGTATTTGTGCGGCGTGGAGCCGGTGAGATAGGGCACTTCCAGACCAAGCCCCTGGTTCTTGACGTAGGACAGGACCGCAGGGTGGCTTTCCGCGACCCGGGCAAACTCAGCCTCCCATCCGCTGTCGCAGACCACCCAGTTGACGTGGGACTTGTTCGGGGCCGTCTGCCAGCGCAGTTCCTTGGATGTGGTGAAGTTTACGAACGCGGTGGTGCCGGTGGGGTTGTAGGGATCCAGGATCGCCTTGACCGGACGTTCACCTTGCAGGGTCAGGGTGATGGCAGCTTTGATCCGCTCGGCCGCCATATCGGCGATTTCCTTGTAGACCAGCTGGGCGGGGTAGGTGCCGCCACTGCATTTCAGATAACCACCGTCCAACCATTGCCGTGTGACGCGTTTCAACTGACCGAACAGGTGCAGCTTCGGTACCTCGCCCGGATCGCGGTATTTGGTGTAGAGCAGGTGTCGCGCCAGATGGAACAGGATGGTGGACGACCGCATGTCTTCCAGATGCTCCAGCGTCAGGTCCACCCCTTCGCCGATGATGCCCTGATTGGTGGTGCTGGATGGGCCGAGAAGTTTCGGGGTCAGTTCCAGCACATGGTCTGGGCCGAAATTCGCCTCCAGCCGTTCATCGGGTAGTTCGACGCGATAGCCCTCGACGCGGGGAAAGGTGATTTCCAGTGCGTCGCGCTCGGGTTTGACCGCATGGACGCGGACGGTTTCGCGGGGCTTGGCCGGGGGAGACACCACAGGTTTGGCGGCGAAATCGAAGGGGATGCCGAGGACATCGGCATATTCGACGTTGAACAGGCCTTCTTCGTTCAGTTCATACGACTGGCGGCGCAGCGCGCGACCGACGACCTGTTCGCACAGCAATTGAGTGCCGAACGCCCGCACGCCCAGAACGTGGGTGACGGTGTTGGCATCCCAACCTTCAGTCAGCATCGAGACGGAAACGACACAGCGGATCTGTTCGCCCAGCTTGCCCTTCTTGCCGACGGTGTTCATCACCTCGCGCAGCAGGGTGGATTCGTCGATGCTGTCGCCCGCGTGAATATCGCCAGTGCGCTCGATCATCTCGCGCTTGAACTGCTCGATTTCCGTCGCGGCCATTTCGCGGAAATCTTTGTCCAGCGCCTCGCCAGACTCAAGCTGGGCGGAGTCGATCAGGATCGTGTTCGGGCGTGGCATCCGGTTGCCGAAGTCATCGTAGTTGCGGAACAGGGCGAGACGGCCGTTTTCCAGCGTGGTCTCGGTGCCATCATCGCTGACACGGTCAAAGCCGGAAACGTACTTGTAGATCAGCTCCGATGTCGCCGTGTTGTTGCAGACAACGATGAACACTGGTGGGACGCCGATCCCTTCCTCCTGCCAAAGATGAAAGGTCTTTTCATAGTGGCCGTAGAGGGCCTCAAGTGCTGTCAGCAGTTCGGCAGGCAGGCTTAGCGGATCAAGCGCCTTGCCCGCGACGCGCCCCTTTTTGGGAAGCTTCTTACCGATGTGTTCCCAAAGGTTGCGGAACTTTGGCGTGTCGCCACCTTCGATATTGTCAGCCACAGGCACGCGCGGCAACTTCACAATGCCGCATTCAATTGCGTCCATCAGCGAGAAATCCGACATCGTCCACGGGAACAGCGTGCCCTCGATATAGCCAGAGCCGCGCAGGAAGAACGGGGTCGCTGACAGATCGTAAACCAGGCTGATGCCCAGCTTGCGCTTGACCGCTTCCAAGCCAGAAATCCACATGCGGGCCGCTTCGTTGTTCTCCTTGGCCTCGCTCTTGTCGTCGCCTTTCAGATCATCCTCAGTGTCACCGACAGCATCCTTGACCCGCTCGCGGTAGCAGTGATGCGCCTCGTCGTTCAAAACGACGATGTTCTTCTGGCCCATCAGGTCGCCCATGACGCGCTGAATCATCTCGCCTTCGGTTTCCAGCGTCTGGACCTTGTCGCCACGCCAGCCTTCAAGGGCCTGGCGGGTGCCTTTGGCGATCACTAGTTTTTCACGCAACTTGAAGGCGTGGTAGTTGGTGATGACGATCTTGGCGCTCTGGATATCGCGCAGCATGTCGGGCGGTGTGATTTCACGGCTGCGATAGTAGCTTTCCGGGTCGTTGGGCATCAGTACACGCAACCTGTCGCGGATGGTGATGCCAGGGGAAACGATCAAGAATCGGCTGGAAAACGCCTTGCTGTTCGGGTGGCGCACGGCATTGACGGTTTGCCAGGCGATCAGCATCGCCATAACGGTGGTCTTGCCTGCACCCGTCGCAAGCTTCAGCGCCAAACGCAGCAGTTCGGGGTTCGCCTGTTCATTCGCCCCTTTGATGTGGGCCCAGAACTTGGCAACGCGCGGCCCCATCTTCGGAGCAACTTCTGTCAGCCAGATCGCGGTTTCCACTGCTTCGATCTGGCAAAAGAACGGACGGATGCCCTCAAATCTGTGGTGCCGCCAGTGTTGCAGCAGGCGTGCGGTCTCTGGCGTCACCAGCCATTGATCGGGGTTCGGCAGATTGCGCCAGGATTCGACATACCCCCGAACCTCGTTGATGATCGGGGTGGGGTTGTATTCTTGATCCGATGTCGAAAGTTCGTCATTGGCGCCGAGCAACAGGGACGCTTGTTTCGTGTTCTGCCGCTGCTTTTTCGTTTTGGGAACGGGTGTGATGAGATCGGAGCGCCGCCGGTTATCAAGGATGCGGTTTGTGGGTTGACCATCCTGATCAAGTTCCCAATGCCTGCCGGGGTACGCATAAGGCGAATTCAGGATCGGTTTTTCGAAGAACTGCTCAGACATCCGCCGCACCTTTTCCAAGGTTTTCTTTTACGGATGCCTTCTGTTCATCGATCCATCGATCAATATCGTTATGCCTGAAGCGCCACTGACCTCGAACCTTGAATGCCGGGATTTGGCCTCCGCGCGCCATCGTGTAGACGGTTTTCTCTGCAACCTTCAACAAAACCGCGACCTCTGGCAAAGTGAGAATAGGGTCCGACATGGACCTGCTCCTTCTCGAAATGTGAAAATTGAAGCTGCCAGACTTTGCCAGCCTTTACTAGCGGTTGATTGCTCTCGGTTGCGTCGAAAACCACGGCCGCTCCTTCGGCATCGCCGTCGTCACCTCCACCTCCCGCAGCATCCTGCCCGCGATCAGCCCGTCCCGCACCCAATCCAGCGCCTGCCACCATTCGTCATATCCGCGCCGTGCGTAGGCGATCTGCTCCGGATGCGGCCGCCAGGTGACAGGGCAGGCCAGCAACTCGACTGTTCGCCACTTGCCGCGCGTCTTCACCCGCTCGGTGCCGACGACGATGGTGGCCGCGCGTTCGCCATACTGGTTTTGCTTGGTCTCGACCGGCACGCAGCGTGGCACGGCGCCGGGCATCCAGTCTGGCGTCATGCCAGCGCGCGCCAGTTCCACCACGCAGATCGCCATGCGGATGCCGCCGAGGTTGGAGGGCATCCCTGCCACCGTTGCCGCAATCACCTCAGCGTCAGCATGGGTGTAACTGCCCATCTTGTGTTGGCCGCCATCGACCTTGCAGCCCAGCGCGGCTTGCTGCAGCAGGACATACTCCAGCCCGAAACCGAAGCCTTCGTCGGTCACGTCCGTCGGCGGTGGCAGTTCCAGTTGCGCCTGTTCCACGCGGAATGCCCAATCCAGAGCCGCCTGCACGCTCAGCTCGCGTTTGACCTTGCCGCCGCCTGCGCGCCCGATCCGTCCCTGGACGCTCATGGCTGCAACCCTTCAAGAAAATCCATCTGCGCCGGGCGCTGGGCCTGATCCATCGGCCGCCAGATCCACGGGCCCGAGGCCGTGGGAAGCTGCGAGAGATCGCCACGCATGTGCTGCTGCCAGAGGGTGAACTCCGTTGCCGAGCAGGCGCAAAGCGCGTGCCCGATGGGCCAGCCCATCAGCCATCCGACAAAGAGCGGGTTCAGCCGCCGCCGCGACCGGCCCTTCAGGATACGCCGCGAGACGACGCGCCCATGCGAGGCAATCATCGAAGCCCAGAGCGGGCGCGAGATCGGGGCGTGCGGCGAGGACCGCCGCCCATCCGGCAAAATCGCCGGGGCCGGGCGGGTGAAGCCCTGTTCGGCCCGGTAGTGCAGGATATCCATCCGGCTTTTGCCATCCGCCCGGGTGACGCTTGCCTCGCTTGATCCCTTCCAGTTCTGCGCCGCCGGAGTCGGCCATTGCAGCGCCTGTGCCGACAGCTTCGGCTCGCCCCGGCTGTTGATCTTGCCGCGGAGCCGATCCATCTGGTCGTCGGCCACTGGCCTTTGCCACTGTGCTGCCTGCGCAGGCAGGGGTGGCATCCCGCCCGACCCATAGCTCTGACCCGGCCCACCCTTCGCGCCATCGGTGGCTTTCGGCGTCGACCAGTTGGTGATGCCCAGCGCCAGCGCCTCGGCCTTGCGGGTGAAGTCGCTGTTCCCGGCTGGGTTGTAGCGATCCGTGCCGGGATGCAGGCTCATAGGCGTGGGCCAGGATGAAGATGCGGAGCCGTTGGTGCGGCGCGCCAATTTCTGCCGACGAGAACAAACCCGCCGCAGGCGTGTAGCCCAGTCCCCAAAGCTCTCGCAGAACGGTTTCAAGCCCGAGGGTGACGTGACCGGGCACGTTTTCGAGGAACACCCATTCGGGGCGGCATTCGCCGATGACACGTGCGACATCGGGCCAGAGGTGGCGCGGATCGTTGGCACCATGGCGCTTTCCGGCCGCGCTGAAGGGCTGGCAGGGATACCCGGCGAGGACGATGTCGAAGGCACCGCAGAAGGACCGGGCATCGAAGGATCGTAGGTCGTCCCAGATCGGAGCTGGGGCGAAGTATCCTGCGCGTTGGGCGGCGATGAGGACGGTCCGAGGCCAGACCTCCCACTCCACGAATGCGCGGGTGTGGAAGCTTGGTTCGGCCAGCATGACGCCCAGATCAAGGCCTCCGCCGCCTGCGCAGAGGGACAATCCGTGCCGGGGACGTGACACCATGCCATTCACCGGATCCCCCGCATGCGGAGTTGTTCGGACGTGACCAAGCCCCGGGCCAGCATGGCGTCACGCGTGGTGTTGCTGATCGAACTGACGGGCAGGTAACGACCGGAATTCAGGATGTCGGCGTAGAATGCGGGCAGATCGATGATCGGCTTCGCCGCCGATGATGCCGCCGCCTTTGGCTTTCGCCGTTTCCGCCCCGCATCCTCAATCTTGCGCTGGACAGCACGCTGCATTGCGCGGTCCAGTGCCTTGGGCCCATCTGGCGGTTCGGGGTGCTCCTGGCGGGACGCCCCGGCGCTGGCGACAATCTCCGCCTCGGTCAGCCCCAGCTCGTCACGCCAGCGCTGGACGTGCAGCCGGGGCGGCCAGCCTTTCCACCAGCCGGGCAGGGCGGCGGGGTCGAGGCCCAGCGCGGCAAGCAGCTTCCCGAAAAATTCATTCGAGATCGCCTCGTGCGCTTGCGCACCCTCCTCCTCCTTTACTGGTTTACTTAGTGGTTCCCTTACAAGGTTAGTGTCCGGATTCCGGACACGGCTTTGGGCATTTTCCGGACACGGGTCGGGACAAAATCCGGACACGGGTTCCTCCGGATTGCCGTGTGCGATTTCCGGACACGGCTCGGCCGGAATCGCCCCGCTGACAGCGATTTCACAGGCAGTTTCAGCGTCGTGGCCAAGGTGCAAAAACCCGTGTCCGGATTCTGGACATGGCTCGGGATCATGTGGTGCAAAGCCTTCCTCGAACCCCAAGATGTAGCGGGTCGGCAGATGTCGCTTAGTGACGGGATCGATGCGAGGCACCCGCCGAAGGAGGTGCTCCGCCTCCAGCCGGTCAAGATGTTCGTTCAGGGTGGAGCGGCTGATCTCGCAATCATGCGCCAGCCTGTCTTGCGACGGAAAGCAGCCAAAGTCGGGGTTAAAGCGATCACACAGGTGCCAGAGCACAATCTTGGTTGTCGGCTTCAACCCGCGCCGCTGGATCGCCCAGTTGGTGGCGTCATGGCTCATGGCGCGGCCCTCCGTGATGGAAGCTGCGCGCGGCTGGTGAAGCCATTGTCGGCCAGCGCGCCCAGCGCGTCGTCAACCGACCTGACCAGCGCCCAGCCAAACCCCTGCGCGCAGACCGTGTCGCGGAAGACCTCTTGCGATTTGCGCATTCGGCCGGTTTCGCTTTTGACCTCGAGGAACAGCACGCGGCCGCCGCAGATCACGATCAGGTCGGCAAATCCGGCATGGACGCCCATGCCGACGAGGATCGATTGGCGCCTGGCACCTCGGGGCCCGGCTTCGGTCACCTCGTTGGCACAGTGATGGACGATGGCGTCGCGGGGCAGGGCGAAGCGCAACGCCTGCACGATGGCGCGCTGGGCATCCGCCTCGGGGGTGCTGCGCCGGTTCATGCGGCACCGCCCTTCGGGAAGGCGGCAGCGGCGACCGCGTACAAGGGCCGCCTGTCCAGCAGACGCAGCAGGTCGATGGCCTCCGCACATTCCCCGGCATCGTCCGTCTGCCCGGCCACAATCCGGGCCGCGAGGATGACCAGCGAGTCCGGATGCCGGGTCGTGTCGGCCAGAATGCCGCGTGCTTCGGTCACGCGATCAAGGATCCAGTCGACGGAAGTGGCCGACCCGACCAACGGGTGCGAGAGGGCGGCGGTCATCGACGGCCACCTGCGCGCCGGGGGCTGGGCACTTCCTGCAGCTGCAGCCAGTCGCGCACCCCGTCACGGCGATAAAAGACCTTGCGACCGGCGCGCACGCAGGGTGGCCCGAAACGTTGGGCCTCCCACCGGCGCAGCGTGTCGACCGTGACGCCCAATTCAAGGGCGAGGTCGAGGCGGCTGATCCAGCCGCCCAGCAAGCCAGCCGAGGCGGGTCGTGCGGATGATCCCGTTGCTGTCATCATGTGTCCTTCCGTTGATCGCCCGGAAAGGGCTGATTTCTGGAGACATGAAGCGCAGGCCGTCAGGGGTGGCGGGAAGGCGCGGGGTGGCACTGAAAACCGGTTTGCGCGCCACCCCTTGTTTCATTGACGTTTTCGGTGTTTTGGCGGCTCTCGTTGAGGCGTGGCTAGGCTGATTGCGGCCCGCCCCGCCCCGACCACAGGTCCGGTTTGGGTCTGCTTTGCCCGTTTGGCCCGGATTGGCCGACATTCGGCAGCAAATGCAGGGTTTCAGGGGGTGGCAGGGTGGCAAAGGCACGCTGAAATCGCGCCACCCTCTGAATTCATTGAGGATTTACAGATTTGGCACGAGAATTCGGCCTCTTGGGGCTTGTTGCTGCCCCGTGTGACCCGGAATGACGGCCTCGGCGGGCCGCCGATTTCTCGAAACTCTCAATAAAACAAGGGGTGGCGCGGCAGGGGAAAATGAATGCCACCCTGCGCCTCCCCGCCACCCCGATCCGCGTGCTTCGCTTGATAAGCCTGCGAATCTACGCCTGTGTCGGAGGCGAAAGGGGAGACCATCCATGGCCAAAAGCATGACGCGACCATCGCCCAAACGGCTGCGATTGAACGATAAATCCGTCCGGGAGGCAGCGCCGGAAACGGATCGCGATTACCAGATATTCGACACGGAGGTCCGGGGTTTTTCCATCCGGATCCTGCGGTCGGGCAGCCGGTCCTTCGCGCTGGACTACCGCTTTGCCGGGGCCCAGCGCCGCATGGCCATCGGGCGCTGGCCCGAATGGACCGTGACGGCAGCCCGCGAACGGGCGCGCGACCTGCGCCGCGAGATTGACGAAGGTCGCGATCCGCTGGGCGAGCGTGGCGAGTTGCGTGAGGCCCCAAGGTTCAGCAACATGATCGACCGGTACCTCGACGAGCATGTGCCGCACCTGGCCCCCACCAACGCGTCTGACCAACGCTCGATGCTGAGCAAGCTGGTGGCCCCGCATTGGGGCCGAAAGCTGGTGACCGAGATCACACCGCATGATGTGGCGAAATTGTTGAACATCATCGCCAAGGGCAGGGCGCGGCCCTCAAAGGAAAAGCCCAACAACCGCGCGCGCAAGTTGCAGGGGCCCAAGCCGACGCCGATCCGCGCCAACCGGGTGGGCGAGGTGCTGCGCAAGATGTTCACCCTTGCCATCGGCTGGGACTGGCGCGCCGACAATCCGGCGTCGGGCTTCAAGAAGCGGATCGAGAATGAACGCGAACGGTTCCTGTCGCAGGACGAAATCGGCAAGCTGGCCGAGGCACTGGACGCCGCGAAGGATCAGCGCGGGGCGGGCATCATCCGGCTGTGCATGCTGACCGGCAGCCGTGTGGGCGAGGTGCGGCAGGCGCGCTTTGAACAGTTCAATCTGGAACTGTGCAGTTGGTCAAAGCCAGCCGCCAGCACCAAGCAGCGCAAGATCCATCGCATCCCGATTTCGGCCGAGGTTGCGGCCATCGTGCGCCAGCGCGGGCTGGTCGTCCCAAAAGGCAATCCTTGGCTGTTTCCCGGCGACACGCCCGGCCAGCCGGTGAAGGAAATCCGCCGCTTCTGGATCAACATCCAGAAAGACGCCAAACTGCCCGATGTCCGGATCCACGACCTGCGCCACACCTTCGCTTCCCTGCTGGTCAGCGGTGGGGCCTCGCTGGAAATGATCGGCAAGCTGCTGGGCCATTCGCAGATGCAAACGACCCAGCGCTATGCCCACCTGATGGATTCCCCGCTGCGGGCGGGTGTCGATGCCGTGGCCAGCATGTTCCGGCCACGGCCCGTGTTGGTGCATGATGCCGATGCAGAGCCGGTGGACCGGAAGTCCGCGTGATCGAACCAGCCCGGCGCAGGGTCGCTCAGGCGTCCTCGCGCCGCAAGGCACGCCAGATCGGCGTGATCCGGCGCCGGATGCTGCGGCTGTCGGGCATCTTGGTGCCGTCAGACCTGTTGGCGAACCACTCCTGCATCTCGGCGACCAGGTCTGCTTGCGTCGCGGGCAAGCCGTGTTCATGGATGCGGACGATCAGCGCGACGTTCATGCCCTCCCAATCATAGCCTGACCCGGAAACGGTGTTGATCGCCACCTTGCGGATCAAATCGTGATCGTCCTCAAAGTCGAAGACGTCTGTGGCGAGGATCAGCATGTCGGCGACAGCCACGGCCACCCCGCCTGCGGGTTCGGTGATGATCAACCAGTTGGACGCACCGGGCTGCATTATCCGCTGCACCACCCCCTCGGTCGGGCAGGGACCGCTGCGCCGAAACAAGGGCAGTAGGTCCATCGGTGACAGAGTGACCTTGCCCGCGACAGCGGTATCCCCGCAGTGCACCAGGCTGATCCCCGTCTTGATGTTCAGCTTGCCGACATCTGACCAGCCAACAATGTCGGCGAGGGAACAGTTCCAACGAACTGACGTTTCGTACAGCGTGAAAAATACGCGCGGTGGTAAAGCCACGATGAATCCTTCCTCAAAATGACCAGAGGAGGGAACGTGCCTGTACCGCCTGCTGACCAAGGTTTCTTGTGTGCAAAGCGGGAAAAATCGACATACAGGATCAGGGCGCTGACGCGCCTTCTTCGACCCATAAGTGCCGGTTTCTTAACCTGTTCTGCTTTTGATTGAGGACTGCTCTCCCCATGCGTGCAGGCTGCACCCGGCCTCGATTCGGGGCAAGAGGGGGATGACGACGAATCTGTGGATAAACGCGCGCCAAGGAAAATCTGTGGATGGCCGCCTCTGGAGACGCCGATTTCCGCCATGGCGCCGCCCGGCGCGATGGTCAGCGAGGATCGCAAGCGCGCCATCCATGTCAACGCCATGTCAACGCGCATACGCCATTTTCGCGCGGCCAATGCCGGTGAAAATCGGTCAATGTCGGTCGTTGCAGGGATGGAAAATCCGCCAGATCAAAGGCTTGGCGCGCAAGTCGTTGAAATGCATAAGCTATTGGAATCGCGGGGTTTTTGGCTCATAACCTGAAGGTCACAGGTTCAAATCCTGTCCCCGCAACCAGACTTTCTAACAACATAACAATGGCTTAGGCCGATGTAAGGCGCCCCACGGGGCGCTTTTTGCGTTTGCAACACAGAACAACACGTTTCTTCGCGATTCCAAAGGCTTGCAGCCGTTCCGATTTCCTCCGTGCAACACCCATGCGACATGGAAATGGTCGGATGTTCGCGGGACGTTCCATGTCCGATTGAACTTGACCTCCGGGCAAACCAGAGCCGTCATGTCCTCGCAACCAACTCGGGGACCATCATGCCCAAGACCAACGACGCCGCGCTGGACGCCTTCATCGCCGCCAAGAACGAGATCGACGCGATGATGGGGCGGCTGGTGGCGCACAGTGCCGACCACTTCGGATACAGCCCCGAGGACGTGACTTGGGGCCATGTCGGCACGCTGGACCACTATCGCGCCCGCCTTCGCGAAATCACCGACATGGCGTTCTGCGAAGGCGAGCACGCAGACTGAACATATCTACTGACTAGACGGTCAAGCCAAAGCACGTGCCCATGGCCAGCTTGCTGATGGCAGCATGTGCGCCCACGCGGTGTTGATCCTGCGGCAAGTCCCAAGTGGGGAACAGCCCAGCGACCGCCGCCATATGGTTTTCCACCTCACCGATGACCATAGTGATGTTCCATGTCCCATTGTATTCAGTAGCCGACCTCCGGAGATCGGCGCACAGGGCCATGATCGCTGCGTAATTGCGCATCGCATCAAGCTGGCTCGCCCCCTTCGTGTCAGCGACCAACAGGGTGAGACCATGCAGAACGGCGCGGACATCTCGCTCCATCATGCTGCCACGGTCCCCACGCCATCCAGCCGAACAGCGACGCTGGTGATGCCGTTCCCGGCGGCCTCGGTTGCGATGCCCACCGGGAAACGCCCAGTGCCCGGCACGTTGATGTTCTTGGCCGTGTTGTCCCACGCCACGCGTGCGCCGACTGTCAGCACGGCGGCGGTGGCTTTCGGTAGCTGATAGACGCCGATGGTGGCAAGTTCGACCGGTTCGCCCACAGCGGCGGAGTAGGCAGCGACGCCGAAGATGTTTCCGACGATCACGCCCTCGCCAGAGACGGTGCCGCCTGCGGGAGCGGGCACGGTGATGACGTCGCCTTTCTGAATATGGTTCTTCATGGTCAGAGCCCTTTCGAGGATTGGATGCGGACCACGGCGATGCGCGCCGTGATGCCGGTGATCTGCCGGTTGAGGTCGCCCAGCGCGGCCGCCATTTCTACGTCGGTCGCATAGGTGACCCGCTTGCCGTCGTATTCGACGGTGCGGATGCCCTGATAGCGGGCGGCCATCAGGGCGTCGCGCCAGGCGGTGAGTTGGGCGAGGTCGGCCATTACGCGCCTGCGTTCTGGAACCAGCTGCGGTGGTCGATGAAGCCAGCGCCGAAGTCCAGGATCACCCGGATTTCCACTCCGTCGACGTCCCAACCGGAGCGGCTTTCGACCTGGGGCCCTTCGTTGCCCGAGAGGTAGGCGAACTCGAGGCCGTCGATCTCGCCGGGATCTGCAGTGACATACCAGCGGGTTGCGCTGGACAGGCGTGGTTCGACCACCAGCGACATGGCACCCGAGAAGGGGTTCACATCGGCGGCGGTTGCGGGCGCGATGGTGGCAAGCCACTTCTCGGCCACCGTTTCCAGCGCGGGCGGGACCAGCAAGTTCTTCGGCGTCACCCGGATGATGCGCCCGTCGATACCTTTCTGGGTGCGCAGCGCCAGCCGGGCGGCGGAAAGCGTGGCATCGGAAATCACAGCGCCGCTCGCCGCCTTGTTGCCGTGATCGACATGGAACAGCGCCTTCGTGTCCGACAGGGTCGGGCCGTTGCCGCTGTTCGCCTCCAGGAGGGTGACGAGGATCCGCGCCTCGGTCTCGGCCGCCCCCTGGCCCATGCGGCGGGCAAGGTCCGAGAAGGCCCCGAGGTCGTCGTTCACCAGCACCTGCCGCGTGATGCCGATCTTCTTGGCCCAAGTCTCGATCTTGTAGGCCTCGCGCGCCTCGGCCATCGTCCCGGCCTTGATCTCGCCGTGCTCGTTCAGCTTTTCCAGCAGAGGGGCCTCGCCCAGCATGATCTTGTTCACCGACCGGAAATCCCGCGCCGAGGTCTGGCGGCCAAGACGGCGGATGCCTGAGGGCGCAGCCTGATAGGCATCGCGCAGCACCCGGCCCACGGTATTGCCGAGAATGATCGGGAAGTCTGAGGTCGTGTGCAGGGCGCGGGTGACGAGGCTGGCGGGCGACAGGGCCATCGTGGACTCGCCGCGCAGGGTCAGCAGTTCCTTCGCCATGTCGACCGGCGTGGCATAGGTATAGCGCCGCGCCGGTTCGCTGAGATCGTGGCGCGGGTTGATGCGGGCATAGAGGGCCTCACCCATCTGGTGGGCGCGCAGGGCTGGGTCGTCCTGGCTCTCGCCCATTTCAACGCGGACCTGTTCTGTGCGGATCGTGGGCGCGCTGCGGGTTGCCAGCGCCTCGAAGGCGGCACGGCGTGCGCTGTCGGCATCCGCCGCTGCGTCGATCTGGCCGTCGATCCAGGACTGGTCCAGCCCGGCGATGCGGGCGATGGAACGGATCTCCGTATTGATCGCGGCGCGGGTTTGCGCCTCGGGCGGGGCAGGCGTGATGGTCGTTTCGGTCATGTTGGTCTCCATGCGAATGCGGGCACCCGGGTCAGCCGGGGTGGGGACAAGGGAAATCTCATGGGGCGTCCAGCGTACGGCGGTCAGCACCCGCGCGCCGTTCTCGATGGTCTCGGCCCATTCCTCCACCGAATAGCCGACCGAGACGTGCCGCAGGATCCCGGACAACACGTCCTGCCAGAGGGGTTCCACCTCGGGGCGCGAGGAAAAGCGGATCAGCGCCGTGCCACGCTGGCCATCGACGGCGGCGGATTGCACGCTGCCCAGCACATCGCGGACGGCGGATTGGCGATGCGCATCGAGGACGCTGGCCCCTTGCAACCGCGACAGGTCCACCGCCTCGGGCGCAAGGCTGAGGCGTTCGATGTACTGGCCAGCCATGGCGCGGCGGCGCACGGGCGCGCCGGTGGACCAGATCACCTCGACGGTGCGGTTATCGCGGTTGGCGCTGGCCGGGGCCAGGTCGGCGCGACGGGTCAGAAGCGTGATAGTGTCATTCATCTGGAACGTCCTCCTTCTGGACAGGCGGTGCGCCAAAGCTCAGGCCCAGCGCATCGGTGCGCGCCTTGTCGGCAGCGATTTCGGCATCGACCTGTTCGGCGTCGTACCCCCGTTCGGAAATCGCCTGGCGTCGGCTTTTCAGACCTGCGTTGATGGCGAGGATCTCGGCCTCGACGTCTTTCTTGGGATCGACGTAGTCGAACTTCGGCGGGAGCCATTCGCAGCCGAGATATGCCGCAGGATCACGGTCGAAATCGCGCGCAGGCAGATCGCCCGACAGCACTGCCAGCCGTACGAAGCGGTCCCAGACGGGGCGGCAGAACAGGTGCACGACCACATTGTGCTGCAACTGCTCGACCCGGCGACGAAACTCGATCAGCCCGGCGCGGATAGAGGAATACGTCACGCCCTCGAGATCGCCCGAGACCAGTTCGTATGGCAAGCCCATGCCAGCGGCCACGGCGCGAAGGTGGTTCTTGACGAAGGGGCCATAGGCATCGCTCTCGGTCGGGTTGGAAAAGCGGATGTCGGTGCCGGGTGGCAGGGGGATCAGGCTGCCGGGCTCCATACCCACGGTCAGCGCGCCGTTGGTGTTCGTCCCGCTCAGGCCGCCCGCCGTGCCGTCCGGATCGGTGATGAATCCGGTGAACAGCGCCGCCACCTTGGCCTTGACCAGCGCCGCATCCTCGAACTGGTCCAACTCGTGCAGCCGCAACAGCACCGGGGCAAGCCAGGTGATCCCGCGCAACTGTCCAGCCGCCAGCGGCTTGAAGAGATGCAGGCAATCCGTGGCGGGCAGGCGCAGCGGTTCCAGCCGCAGGGAGGTCAGCGGATCGCCGGGCCGATCCCGCATCACCCAATAGGCGGTGCGCTGCCCAGCGCCGTTGAATTCGATTCCCGCCCGGATGCGCGCGCCACCACCGATGTCGCGATGCAGGTCCAGCGGCACCTGGTCCCGATCCAGCAGGTCGATGTGCAAGGGAACGGCGGTCGCATCCGGCAACACACGCAGCCGTGCGAAACTTTCGCCGCCCTCGACCATCGCCCGCACGGCCATGGCCTGCAGCCCATAGAAGTCCGCTAGCCCACCGGGATCGGCATGATCGGTCCAGCGCAGCCACAGCACCTGAAGCCGCTCTCGTACCGCCCGGTCGGGATGGGTAGATTGCGGCTTGATCCCCGCGCCGACGACATTGCCCACCAGGCTGTCCACCGCCGCCGCGACCCATGGGTTGTTGCGTGCATACCATCCCGCCCGCCGAGCCGCCGTGGTCGCGCCCGCCAAGATCGCCGTGTTTAGGCCATCGACGCTGCGCGCGCCTTCCCAACGACGACCACCACCCGCCGCGTCAAAGCCGCGCGTGCGTGTGAGGCCGAGGAGGCGATGAAGGAGCGTCCGCATGGAGCGGAGTCTCTCACGCTCAACGGTTCTGGGGTATCAGAGCGGTTGGGAAGGGTCGGGAAAGCTTTGAAACGAAGGCGCCCAGTGCTGGATCGAACATCGGACTAGTCCGGGAAAACACTGCTCCTGTGAGTCGGGGATGTTGTTGCCGATGCCGTTCTGCTAGAAGCAGCCATGATCTCAAGCCATTGGCGGCCGGGGCTGATTTTGGGGGCGTGCCGTTGAACAAGAAAACCTTCAACATTCATGGTGATAACATTGTGGAATGTGTTCGCGCGTTTGACTACATCGTCAGCGGTCTTGGCGATCTAGTTCACGAAGTTGTCGGCCCCAGCGTATCAGTGACATGTCCCGTCTATACGGTAATGCTGGAAGGCCAAAATTTAGTTTTTCAGTTTCTACCAGGCTACGGTGATCGTCGCTGGAATCAGGACGTTCTTGCTTTTGTCAAAAGATCTGGCGGGAGGTTGCGCGAAGCAGCCGACGCCATCGTGACGCTTATTCAAAACGGGGAAGAGCAGCCCGTCGCCGCTATTGAGTTCTGCGGGGCGCTGCCAGCGGGAAACCAAGCATGGCAGCGCCATGGCCGAGCGTTTTCTTTTGCCCATGCCGACGTACCTTATTTCTTCGTCGCAGAACTGGGCGGTTTTGAGTTAGACGCAGATCGTGGTCTTAAAGCTGAGCGGATGCCCAATCCGGCGATCCCATTCAGCTTTTTCGCCATGACGCGATATCATGGTTCCGTTTGTCTGCCAGTCTATGAGGCGAACGCCGGTGCCACCGAGGAAACGATTCAGCGCTTCGGTCCCATCTTTGGCAAAGAAAACTTTCTTGAGTTTCTGAGACTTGCAGTGCTCGGCCTACCGACGGAACAAGCAGCATCTCGCCTTGGCGAAAAATGTGTCGCGCTCGTGAAACTTCTTGCGGATTCAAAAAAGCGCAACGACGGGCTAACCGGTGTGCAGTGGAAAAGTGCACATGACGCTGTGATGGCAGGCCAGAGCTTACCAGATTTTCTCAATATAAATGCTCGCCTCGCGTGGAAGAAAACAACTTCGATCAAGAGTCTGACCGTTTCAGCTAGTGCTTTCATGGCGATAGGCGCAAAGGAAGCTTTCGGTCTGACATCAAAAGCACTGCCGCTGTCGTTTGTGCCAAAAGAGCATCGCTCGAGGTTCAGTGCGAAAGCAAAGGCTCTATATCCCGATATTAGCGAGCACTTTTTGGCATGGCTCGACAATGACAACCGCAATCTTGCGATCGCTTGGGTAACTGGTTTCAAGCCGGGCGGCGAAGATGGGCGACCGGATCGAGGCCTTTCCCCTTTCGCACGGATGCTTGTCGGGGACGAATGTGATTTACTGACTTTCGTGTATGGTCCGGCACCCGTAGCGCATTGGAATGAACTCGCACGCAATCCTGTTGCGCTCGCGAGGGACAACGGACTGTGGGAAGCTGTGTTGGGTGTGAGTGACGCGGTGCTGGTCGACAGCGCAACCAAACCGGCGGCGTTGCCGCGCGGCTACCTTAAGGATGCCTGGGCTGCGGTACTCAAGGAAGAAGACATCCCATTGATGGTCGAAGCTCGGGTACGAAGCTTTGGGGAACAAGACGTAGATACTGCGCTGCATGTGGCGTTTGAGTCACTTGGCGCGGACGTTGTTTTCGAAGGCATGTGCAACCCGCCAGGTGGGGATTGGTCCGGCATATCGTTTCGATGGGATAGCGCGGAATCTGAGCATCGCTGGCTAACTTTGCCGCGCGTCTCCGCTGAGGGTGCGAAGCGTCCTGATCATGTCTTTGCGGTTTTCGGACACAGCGATCGTCCAGTTTGCCTGTGCATTGAGTCAAAAGAGTTGGCGCGTTCGCTTGATGCAAACATTGGCCCACGATTGAAACGCTACACTGAAGCACTTTTTGAAAGCGCCCCAAGCATCAGTCGGGGCGAGAAGATTGCGCCGTGGGCAATCTATAA